ATCCAGTGCAGCATTAACTTCACTGTCCATGTCCATTTGTTCGTACTGGTTATAACGTTCAATTCTATTGGGATGACCTATATAAACTTCAGGCAAGTTACTTTGATAATTTCTGTAGGTCATATTTTGAGCCTGAGAGCCATTAATAGGACTTACTGCTCCAGCTATATTTGCTACTCTAAAATACTTTTTCCAAGACATTAAAACTTTTCTCCAGTCAGATATTTACCTAAAAATTAAGCCAATGCATTGAATATGTTTCTATTAGAATCTATCATATCACCCATTTTGTCATTTAATGTTTCCATTAAGTTATTTTGATTATTCAATGCTGCCACAAATTGATCAGTCTTATCATTTGCATTAGTCAACGATGCAATTTGTGTTTGTAATCTTTCAAATTGAGCTGCTATTTCTGTGTTATTGTTACCAATTGCCTGATTAGTTCTACGTAGATCGGCTAGCGCAGCTATTGCTTCAACACTGAATGCCCTGCCACCGGTAGCTAGATATTCTTCTGCTATTTTTGCATTTAAGTCACTGGGTGCAGCTTGTGCCAGAGTCGGGCCACCAGGCAATGATGCCCCCCGAGTGCCTAGATTACCAGGCTGAACCGGCGCACCACCACCAGATTCTGGCACTACTGGGGCCGGGGGTGGACCAACACCTAATTTGCCGGTGATTGCATTAATTAAAGATTTTCCCCATTCTACGAAGTCTTCGTAGCGTACCTGCGAGCCTACTTCTAGTGCTTGCTTTAATTTTTGAATAATTATACCTACATCTTTTTGAGCCTCTACATAAGCCATAGTTTGTCTGTTTAAGAAATCAGTAACACTGCCTATCTTTTTCATATTATCCAAAACTGTTTCGTCAATTTTAATTTGAACTTTTGCACGTTCTCTTTCTGCGTCAACAAATGCCTGCGTAGCAGCATCACCTGGTTTACCAGATCTCAATCTTTTTCCTTCCTCTTCTATTTCTTGTAACATTGCAGTCATGTTTCTAATTAATGTACCAGATTGCATAATAGCTGCTCCAGTTTCAGCCATACCTCTTATTATAGGATTGGCTGCTGCTCTCGAAATTTCAGCCAAATCCTCATTGGACCTTGCTGCTGCTTCAAGTGTATCAGCATTGGCTGCAAAGTATTGCCCATATCCTTTACGATATTGTTCTCTGCTGCTATTCACTGTTGACATTAAATTTGAAATAGCATCAGCTGCTTCTTGATTAGTAGATGCATAAGCAATGGCTTCAGCACTGAATACTTTGCCACCTGTAGCAAAGTATTCTTCTGCATATTTTGCGCCTGAATCACCAAATACTTTGCCAGCAATGGCCATACCTTCTTGCACATTTTTTCTAGCTTCATCGCCCAGTCTGCCTAATTTCAAATTATAATCTAACTGTTTACGACGGCCTTCTTCTTCCCGGCGTAGTGTATCTGTATTTTTTCCTGTGATTGCAGACAACTCTTTTTGTCGTATTAAATATTCTTCAACAGATTTCCGCTGACGAATTAAGCCTTGTTCATCCAATTTAGCTCCGGCTCCCAATTGATTTTGTAAAGCCAAGTATTCTGCTGCACCTTGACTTAATCCTTCGATATTTTTATATAATGCAACTAAAACATCGTTGTCTTTATAAAGTGCTCTACCAAAGCTGATTGCATCGACAGCTGCTTTGGTAATTGATTTTCCTAGTTTACTTAATGTTTCGTTATTTTGTACTATAAATCTACCAAATTCTTGCAAAGGCATATGTGCCCTAGCTGCTGCACTTGCAAAAGCTTGTATACTACCTCCAAAAGTTGCTCCTGCTTTAGCTACTTCTAAAAACGAATCAGCAACCTGTTGAGCACTTTGTAATTGAAATTTTAGCTGATCAGTAATAATATCCATTACCGCAGTAGCACCGGACGCTATTGCTTCACTGGCTCTGCCAAAACTTGTTCCCAAAAATGAAGTACCACTGGCCAGCTGGCCTGCTGCGGTCACTGTTTTTTTGAATATGGAAGATAGAGCATCCAATGTGGGAATCACACTGGTAAATGCTTTATCTGCACCATAAACTGTGGATGTTATTGATGTCAAACTTCCTATTAAACTAGTACCTATACTTAAGGTACTGCCAAAAGCAGTTGCAAGTCTACCAGAACTACCCTGCAATTGTTGCAAAGATTGTGCAGTCAACGTTGCTGCATTAGTTTGATTGTTACTAGCTGATGTAGTTTTACTCAATGCAGAGATTAACTGCTGCATTGCACCAGATGCATTGTTTGCTGTTAAGCCAAGTTGTTGCAGTAATTGTTGTGTTTGGGGATCCATAATCTATTTTTTCGCAAATTTACCCAGATAAGTATACTATATTTATTGGAATAAAATATGGTTAACAGCACGAATCCTCTAGCAAAACATTTTAGGCAACCTCAATTATACTTAAAATTACCCAGTCAAGGGAAATGGTATCCACAAGGCAGTATTGATATGCCAGTTACCGGAGAATTACCAGTATATCCAATGACAGCTAAAGATGAATTAATTTTACAAACTCCCGATGCTTTATTAAACGGACAAAGCACCGTAGAAGTTATACAAAGTTGTGTTCCATCAATTAAAGACGCTTGGAAAATGCCATCCATAGATCTAGATGCTGTATTAATTGCAATCAGACAAGCAACTTACGGGCCAGGTATGGATTTTTTTAGTGTGTGCCCACACTGTCAAAGAAAAAATGAAAATACAGTTGACTTAGGGGCGTTATCGGCGCAAATTACTTGTCCAAATTTTGATGAAACATTAAAAGTAGAAGGGCTTGAAATTTACATTAAACCCCAAAGTTACCATCAATTTAATAAAGCTAGTTTAGAAAACTATGAACAACAGAGACTAATGGCCGTAGTCGCCAATGAGTCTCTCAGCGAAGAAGAAAAATTAACTCAATTTAATACAGTGTTTAGTAGATTATTAAATTTAACTGTGGAACAAATAAGCAAAAGTGTGGCTGCTATCAAAATCGAAGACGGTGTTCTAGTAGAGAATCCTGAACAAATTCATGAGTTTTTTCAAAATTGTAATAAGCCAGTCTGGGACACTGTTAAAAACAAATTGGAACTTATTGGCAGTCAAAGCCCCCTTAAAAAAATACCCCTTATTTGTTCGCATGAAGACTGTGAAAAATCTTACGAAACACCATTGGTATTCGAGCAAGCTAGTTTTTTCGGATAAGGCTTTTGAGTTTAGACAATGAATCAATTGTCGAAATGATCAATGACTTCGACAAATACTCAAAAGCCTTAAGAAAGAATATATTAAAAATATGTTGGTATATGAGAGGTGGTCTCACTTATAGTGAAGCAATGGAGATTAGTGTCCAAGATCGAGAGATAATCAATGGTATTATTGAAGAGAACATCAATACCACAAAGGAAACAGGATTACCATTCTTTTAAGATGTGCGTAGCACATCTATCACTTTCGCTGTCGCTCAGTGATATATTTTAATTAAAGAGCGAAGCGATATAAGTTTCATCCAGATTAATCAGTCACACTTTGCCCGCACAGGGCAAAAATGATAATGCTTCATCCGAGTAGCACAGTCATTAGCGTTAAAGCAGTTACAGAGGCGGTTGTCCGGTACCTCGAGCTCAGTTCTTATCACAACGGCAAGTTTATATCTATACGCTAACATACATATAAACCGTGTAGCATCGCTGCTACGTCTTTTTAGCCTATTAATCCTTTTCAAACAACCAAATTGCGGCATTGGCAATCCTCATCCTTTCGGGTAGTGGTTGAGTGCTCACTAGCACGGTGAGTCTTCCATCCCTGCGATCCGAGATCCAGGTCTAGGGCACATGATATTGACCTGTGCCAGTCTTAAATGCTTAACTTATTTTTTATATGGGAGCCATGGATACGGCAGTCGATTATGCCGTTGTAATATTCATCTGATTCTAATACACGCCTGGTAAATTGTTCTCTTGCTTCAATATAACTACAAATTGCTTTTGATTCACAATAATAAAGAATTTCTCTAGTAAAATTTTCTAAGCCCAGTGTTTCTACGTCCCTTTTTAATTCAGGACTTGATCCATAATAATCTCTCCAGTCCGAATCGACTTTTGAGCGAATTTTCTTTTTCTTTTTTGTACCGTTTTTTAATTTTACTGTTCGTTGCGTAGTTTTACTAAATTTTGCCAGTTTTTTGCCAATGTATTTTTTGTTTGTTGATTTGTTTGTGATAAGATATACAAATCCAACACAACTGTCGGGTAAATTCTCAACCTCAGAGCCTTCGAATAACCAAGTCATATTGTATTTGTACGATTTCCATGATGTGTACTTTAATTTATGCCAGATAGTCTAAGTTACAATAAAATGTTATTTCTTCTATGCAGGTGTTTGGATTTATGTTTGAGCCATAGTCGATAAAATTATACACATCAGTCAAATCAATGCCGTTACCTGTCCAGTTTGAACGACTTCTGCTTAATTCAGTGTCTAATCTATCTAAAGTGATTAATGTTGTTTTAAAAGGTACTTTGTTTTGTTTAAATGCTTGTGTGCCTTGCTTGCTAGCGTGTTCTAGTGCAGCCTTGCTAATACGATATGTTTCGAATCTGGGTTCAGGTGCAATTATAGACTTGGATCCTGAACTACCAATATTGATAATCCAACCCTGCTTATTTGCAGTTTTCCACGCATCGTATACAGCCATATACAAGTTAGTTTGTGCAAAATTAGCCCATGCTTCCTGGGGAGGACCGTCAAACGCATTATTGATAAAAACATCATAATTCACGCTGATTTCGGCAATTTGTTTATGATCTCGAGTGATATCTATGCCATCTGCTCTACTGATGCTAGTTCCATTTAAGTTTTTAACTAGCTCTAATCCAAGCCCTCTATTACCACCTGTAATTAAAACTTTCATCTAATAGATCCTCCTTGATCCCACACCTTTGTAAATTTTTCTCCGCAAGTCATTGCACATTCCATAATTTTATCTTTTCCTGACCATCGATTGACTAACTCTGTCCAAAATTGAGATTTAAAAATATCACATAGATTTTTCTGCTTTATGTCGATTTCGTTTTTATAATGATTAATAAATTCCATAATTTGATTTTTACCGTTTATAAAACTTGCATCATTTACGCCAGGCATATAATTGTCTGCATGAAATCTTGCATCATATAAATTATGTTCAAAGAAATTGCATGGCAACACTAGGCCTTCAGCAGTAATGACAACTTTGTTTCCTAATAGAGCATCGCATTTGATAGTTGTTTGTTTTAAGTAATCGTGAAAGCTCCCATGCATTTTTTTTAAAATTTGTATTTTTTGTACGCTAGGGTTTTGCCATTCTTGCCCAACAGGGGCTTCTAACACATATTCTGTTTCTCTATTTTTATTCAATACAGGCCAATTTGGATAGCTAGTTTCATTTTTGTGATCATAAAATCTGCCAGTTTTTCTAGGTAAAAAATTATAAAATTTATACTTTTGACTTAATATTCTAGCTTCTTCAACTTGATGCTCGTTGTGTTTATACACAATATAATTCCATTGTGCTCTACCACCCGCGTTTATGAAAGCTCTGGCATTACGCATAGCTATTTCATATTTTACATTACGTCTGTATATCGGTAACGTATCTTCAAGTCCATCAAAACCAAAATCAATTTGACCATATCCCGACATTATGTTAGCTATTTCACACCAATAACTTTCGTCATGTACACCACCGTTGGTGTGAATGTATAACCATAAGGTTGGGTTCTTATTTCTAAAATCTTGTAGTATACTTAAAAAGTCGGGATGCATAATAGGATCGCCGTAACTGCCACAGAAAAATATCTGACGAAGATTTTTGCAGTGATCAGTACTAAATGTCGAATCCACTATACGTCGATCTAAATGTACTAATGGCATGTAAGGATTTATTCCAGATCCTTGAATATTTCTAGGGCATTGGGGACAAGCTGCATTACAATACGTTGTAACTTCAAGTTGATATTCGTATATTGAATTAAAGCGGAACACGAGTAGAAATTGTTTTAAGTTATTAAATGCTTTGCCAATACCATGCAACTAATCCATACCCATATGGTATTAAATCCTATTAATGTAGGAAGAAGTTTTTTATTGCTGGCCCAAATAAGTGTCAAGCTGGTGAATAAAGTTAAAAAATATAACCACCAAATTTGTATTCCAAAAATTAAACCAGGTACAATAATAATAGCTTTTGCGGACCAACTAGCGAATTCTACAATATTATAATCAGTCCAATATTCTTTTGTAAACCACATTTTATAGCAATGTTTAATCTTGCTCCAATTTGAATGTGTATACACTATGGCTGTGAGAATAGCCCAAACTGTGGTAGCTATAAAAATTTGTTGTAAAGTCATCGTTTAATAAAATCTAAATCCCAAGGTAAGTCGGGGGCCGAATTAAAAAAATCTTTTGCTCGTTGTAAATCTTCTTCACTGGTTATAAAGTCTGGATCAGTGACTTTAAATATTTTATTTTGCCTGACGGCCAAAAGCCAATCTATACACGGATATTCAAATTTTAAAATCCAAGTACCATTATGACCTAAATATAAATTAGGTCTTAGACTATATGGTACTTTAATATTTGCACTAATGCAATCTTTTAGATAATCTTGATCGTATACAGGATAAAATTCTCCATCCCAAAGTTCTTCAACTAATTCTACATCATCCAATACTATAGATTTTATTTCCACATGTTTGTCGATAATAACTTTACCGCTGCTATCATATACATGATCTGTTGTTTTCTTACCGTAATGTTGTATTCTTAATTCGTGACAGCCCGAAATAACTGGAACATTTAATTCAAGTTGATCAGGGCATACCCCTGTGTAACTGGGCATATTATCGTCGATAATTACAGTAATCGTGGGATCTCCTAAACGGCGTTCGACTTTAAATTGTAGTTTGATGTTCATTAAAATTTCCGTCGTAAATGTCTTTGTACTTTTTTATTAACCATCCAAGCTGAGCATCCCCTCTCCATATAGGGTATCCTAACTTCGTTACCAATTCTTGGGCTTCGATTCTACGTTTAATTCTTTCTTTATAAGTTAATTCAGGATTCTGCGGGTTCATCCAAAATACATCTCTGGGTTGATCTGAACCATTAACACCAACTAAATCCAATTGCTCGGGCTTATAAAAAATTGGAGCACCTTCTTCAATTATAAAAGTTTGCCCAAGATTTACACCACTGATATGTCCACCTGCTACATATTTTTGATATCGCTTTAATAATTCTAATGTTTCGTCGAAGTCTTTTCTAGTTTCAGTGGGATAGCCGATCATCATTAACATATATAGTTTTATACCATGTTTAACAAATTCTTCCATGTTATAATCTAAATCGGCAGTATTGTACCCTTTGTTCATAGCTTGTCGAACCTGGTCCGATCCAGTTTCAACTCCGACTACCATACTGTACGCACCTGCCCTGCCCATTAATTCTATATCTTCTTTTTTCCAACCGTGTTGCGGTCCTCTTATAATAAAATGGCCTGAATAATTTATAGACCTGTCAGGCCAATTCTTTTTCTTATAGTACTCTACTAACAACTGATTAAATTTATTAAATTCTTTTATAGAACCGTTGATAAGAGCATCATTGAAGTAAAAATTTTTCACATTATATTTTTCTACATAGTGTTTTACTTCTTTGAACATTTGTAAACCAGTTTTTGTACGAAACCCACCACCCGAAGTGACCCAGTCACAGAAGTTGCAGCTTCTTACACACCCCCGAGAAATTTCTAACGGAATTATACCTCCTGGGAGACCGTTGTGGTACGCGGAAATATCTAAGTCATCGAAATTTGGAATAGGGTTTTCTTTTAAAGTGCTCCAACTAGCATACGTGTCAGTATCGATGCCTGGCCCGGTATAAATTCCTTGACATATTAATGGAATAGTTGTTTCCGCATCGCCTTTGATCCAATGATCAATCAATCCTAGTTGTTTAAGTTTCTCGGCATAAATCGGTTTACCTATCCAACTGGTCTGTTCTCTAATTTCTCCGATACCTTGCCCGCCTACTAGGATTTTTGCTGAGGTATTGTGCCGCAATATTGATAAAAAATCTCTTACAAATCGTTGTGCTTGCCATGTAAACACAGATATAAAAAAATGTGTTGGATTAATTTTTATAAGTTCGCGAACCCAAAAATTTAAATATTCATCATAGCACTCTTGAGCTTTTGAATCGAGTGGGCTGTTGTTTAACCCAATTAAATATTGATCAATTTTTTTAAAAATATTAGATCCATATTTTTTAGCAAAGGTATTATAAAAATCTATGTTAATATCTACAATTTTTGCAGATAAATTATGTTTTGATATCAGTGATTTAATAATAGCAGGCGCCAAACTTGGCCGTACTGGCGTAATTCTGGGCACTGATAAAATCACTGCAAACACATTTTCCATTTTTATTTCCTTGAATTACAATTAGTTTATTTCGACGTCAGTGCTGTAATTAGTGAATCCGTTTTCTTTAACTACAGTTAAAATATTATTTACACGCCCGGCCAGTTCATCTTTGTGACTTACTAGCCATACACTTTTATTGCTTTCCCTGCTCATTTTCTTTAAGATAGCTAAACTGTTTTCGACGCCGCTGCTATCCATTCCGCTGTCCACTAGTTCATCGATGAACAACAAGTTGATAGGTTGATAAAGACTTTCCCATACATCACGAAAACTCCAACTCAGGCTAAGTATGAGTCGATTTCTCTCTCCACGAGATAAGTTATCAAAATCTAGCTCTCTGCCCAATTCTTCAATACTAACAGACAAGTCATTGTTAAACTTAACTGTATGCGGCAACCCAATCTTATCCAAATAAAATCCCAATCTTGCATTTAAGTAGCTGAGATTCTGATCGATAATTTTTTTACGAATAAAACTATCTTTATTGGTTAATAATTTAAGTAAAAATTCTTGGTGATCTTTAATTCGTACCAACGAATTCATATAATCATAATTTATTTCTTCAACAGCCGTTTCCTTCATATCATTAATTTGATCTGTGTACGGGTCTTGTTCTGACTGTTTAGAATTTAATTGAGTAAGAACAGATGCCATGCTGCTACGATGTTCAAACGCATCGCTTTCGTCTTTATAAAATGTCACTGGTTTCTGTCCCAGCTCGCCTAGTAGGTTGAGAGCTTCTTGATTTTCCAGCAATTGTGTATTAGTAGCCAATGCTTGTAATACAGTTTCTTGTAGTGTTTTTTGTTTTTCTTCCAAAACAATCACTTGTTTGGCATCATGAAATGATTGTCCACAGCTATGACAGGTATGATTTTCTAAAGCTAAAATTTCTTTTTTAAGCTTTTCTATCTCCCGGGATTCCCTGGTTTCATCTTGTTCGCAGCGTTTAACCAAAGTTTTAAGATCGGCTATTTGTTTACTTTTTGTATTATATTCTGCTAATTTTTTATGAGTGTCTAACTCAGACTCTATGTCTAATTCTGCGAGCTGATCATATGCTGCCTGTAATAATGCGAGGTCATCTTTGTGCTTATTAGTCCACAATGTTTGTCGACGAATCAGCGCATCAATTTGGTCTTGAATTCGCTTGTTTGCATCGCCTACAGCTTTAATTCGAAATTCTTCCTGTTGAATTTCTTCTTTAGTGGATTTGCCTTGTTCTTTAAGTGCTTCAGCTTTTTCTGACAGTACAGTGATACCCAGCAATTGTTCAATGATAGTTCGTTGATCGTTGGCTTTTAAACTTAAAAATGGTTCTGTATAGGTGTTCAAAGCAACAATATGTTTGAACATATCGTGACTCATATTTAACAGACGTTCAATTTCTAATTGTGTTTCGCGACTGTCCCCTTGACTGTTATCGTCTTTGGTTTCTAATTCTTCGTCGTCTACGTAAAACTTTAGTACATTTGGTTTGCGGCCCCGTTCAATTCTGTAGTGGCGACCTTCAGATTCAAAATCAATGGTAACTAACATGTGTTTGCTGTTAGTTTTATTAATCAAATTGTCTTTTTTAATATTAGTTAGTGCCTGGCCGAACAGACTATAGCTTAATGCGTTAATGATAGTAGTTTTACCAGTTCCATTTCGAGCACCACTGTCATCGCCGCCTAAGTCCAAATTTTCACCCAATACCAATGTTAAGTCATTGCGATCGAAATCGATGCCCTGAGTGGCATTGCCTACACTCATAAAGTTTTTAACTGACAGTGATTTAATCTTAAACATGATTATAAATTTCTGTAAATATCCAGCAACAAATTGTTGTCGTAGTGGTCGCTAGTAATAGCGGTTAACTGATTTGTAACAATTTGATCTACACTTTCAAAATTAACATTGCCTTGAATTGCAAATTCATTTAAGTCTACATTTTTTTGTGGAATTAATGTAATTTCACGTAATTTGTGACTTTGCATAAACGTTTCTTTAATAAACGTTGCTTCTTCGTAACTAATGTCGATGTCGATGTTAACACGAACATGCATACCTTGTCCTAAAACCGAATCTGCGTTATTCAAAATAGCGCCTAATCCTAATACACGATAACGGGGTTGGTCGGGCCATGCATGATGTTCTGGGGGTTTGCCCCATTCTAAAATAGTTAATCCCCGTTCATCATCGCCGGCATCGGCGTAGTTGTGAGGGAAACAATTTCCAATATATGTAATATTCTGACGTTGCTGTCTTTTATGAAAATGTCCAGTGAATACTTGATCAAAATTTCCAAAATGTTCATTTTTAATTTCGCCGTGATCAGGCATCTGCACCATGGCGTTCATATAGAAGTGGGGCAGCTCGAAGTGTCCAAACATGTATTTTCCTCTGAGTTTGGAAATTCGTTTGTGGTCGTCTCCGACAAGCCAAGGAGCAATAACCACATCGCCGCTAGTAAACCAATCGTTAACAATTTGAACGTTCGGGAGATGACGAGCCCATTCAACCGATTGAATATCACGTTTATCCCGATAATACAAATCATGATTACCAGGAATAAAATAAACACGTTCAAAATTATCATTCAAGTACTCCAGTGCTTTTAAACTGTAATTGAGAGTAACAATATTAATACTGGCTCGATTGTTGTGCCAATCGCCAAGAAACATGGCGGTTTCGCAGCCTTCTTGTTTTGCTTTGTTAGTTGCCCACTTAACAAAATTTAAACAATCTTCGTTGTGTAACTGACTATTTGATTTTAATCCGAAGTGGATGTCAGTAAATATCGCAGCTTTTTTAAATAAATTACTCATCTATTTAGTATACACAATCTAGTATACGTTGAGCAAGAGCCTTGTGGCTCAAAGGACCAGCATGTACTCTATCTGACCCGTAATCAAGATATAGGGTTGGATGATACACATATTCGGGATATTTTGAATATTCCAATTTATATTTGTAAAAATTACAACAAGTGCGGCTAGTAAGGTCAGTTAACAAAAATTGATTCTTTATTGCCCTTAGATATCTAACTCCAGAAGTTAACAGATTGACATGATTGAAAAATACTTGATCATCATTATTAACATCGAGCAAACACCTATTTAATGTGTTGTTTAATACAACTTCTGTTACACGACCGTTGGTAAATACACTCAATCGATGTGGAGTAGTGATTTGCCATATAACACGATCGCCGGGCCTAATGTCGGCATTAATTAAATGTCTAAAACTCCAATTTAGACTAGAACCTGGCTGAGTAATGTTTAACAACGGAATTTTTAATACATCTGCAACTATCTGGCCAAAATTTTTCTCGTCAGATTTTAGCCCAACGCCGTGACTATGACTACATCCAAATACCCAGAGTACCGGAGTATCTGGGCGATCGGTAACGTCTATTGATAAAAATTGAGTAATAGGCGGTGGCTCATACCCTGTAACAAGTTTTTTGTGACACAATACACTTATCAACATTAACGATTCTTTGTAGGCATCTGATGTTGTGTCAAACCCTTGCGAGACAAAATTTATAGATTCAAATTGATTGGCAATATTTAAAATTTCTTCAGAAGTCATATCTGCCATTGAAGTATGATAGTTATAGTTATTGTCAATGATTTTGTCTCCGGAAATTAATAATTTACTGTACGGGTCAACATTATTGAAGTCAAATGTCGATTCGGTTATATTTAAAACTGCCATTTTGTTACTCATCGTAAAAGTTAGAGCCTCCTCCACCAGAACTCAATCCTTGTCTAGTGTAGCTTGGATTGAGATTGTTCATTTCTAAAATGTCGTCACGTAAGTTTTGATTGCGTTTTTCGATGTTTAGCACACGAGTGAAGCTATTAGTGATAGCGGCAGTATAATAAGCAAAAGGGTTCTGTGATTTCGATTCGTCGAATTGAAGTCCAATTTGGCTGAGCTGTAGCAAGGCTTGACTTCTCATTTCGTCGTTATAAGTATAACCTCTCCAATTACTTCTAGTTGCATAACGTTCACACAGTTTCATAAACATGTGAGCTAGTTTGTTAGTCATTGCTCCGTGATCTCTATTAAACGAACCAGTATCTAATTCTCCCGACCAATGACTTTTGCCTACTAGAATAGGGTTGCCTTCTTCATCTACTTTGTAATGAAAAAACGGCGGGAAGTTAACTTTAACGTATTTGTTGTGTTTAGGATCATCTTCATCGTATTCAGTATGAGAAGTTTCGTCTTCGTCGTCGAATAATTCTTTGGCTGCGTCTTTGGCTTTTTTAGTTTTAACGTCATCTAGTGGTATGTGTTCCCATGTCATAATTCGAAAGACTACTTCAGTTTGGGGAATTTTAGTATATTTGATTTCAAATTGATCAGCTTTTTGCTTTTCTCCAGTGGCTGCCACGGCAGCTTCGTGTGCCAATTTACTTAATCTTTCTGCTCTTAACTTACGAGCATCTAAGATATTTTTTTTGTTAATTTTCTTAACGTCTGGCAGAATCATATCATAATCTGCAACGTCTGGGCTAATAAATGAGCAGTATGAATTTTTGCTTTTGTGTATCTCTTTAAGAATATCTTTATTATTTAAGTAGTTTGATTTCATTTTGTCCTTTAAATTCACGGTTAGCGCATACTAACATGTTAAGCAAGCAATGTCAACTTTTAATAATAAGCTACTATTTTTGGTTCGATAAATATCTAAAACAGGTAAAAAATGTCATATAACACTTCTAATTTTGCAGGGGACGGTTCTAACCAGAATTCATTGTACGGAAGTAATCCACCGTTAGGTTCCACTGGAGCAGCATCTACCAGCGGTGCCCGATTATCAAATTCTGGCTTAACACCTGGGGCCACTGGATTACTAGCAGACGCCGCCGGCAGTGTATTTAACATCAATTTTAATGGTACAGACGGGTCGCCTATAAAACCAGAAGATGATTGGCGAGTGCGAATTAGTATGGCAAGACCCACTGCTGATTTATTTTACAACAGGGCAGATAGTGTCATTCTACGTCCACTAGCAGAAACCAGCGGGGTAATTTTTCCATATACCCCAACCTTAACTGTGACCCACAATGCAAGATATGGCTCTACTTCATTGACGCATAGCAATTACTCCAGTTATTCTTATGAAGGCAGCGAAGTTGCTGCTATTAATATAGCCGGAGAATTTACAGTGCAGAATATCAAAGAAGGTTTGTATCTAATGGCTGTAATACATTTTTTTAGAACTGTTACTAAGATGTTTTTTGGTGCAGATCAAAATGCAGGTAGTCCTCCTCCGCTGGTATTTTTAGATGGATTTGGGGCAGCATATCTTCCTCATGTTCCTTGTGTGGTAACGGCATTCAGTCATACTATGCCAGGGGAAGTGGATTATGTTGCCATTCCAGTTGGCGCATCTATGTCAGGCACGGTGATAGGTTCGCCTACACAAAATATAGGAGGCCCAGTCCGACTGCCAACAAGTAGCACGGTGAACATTACTTTACAACCTGTATACAGCAAACAAAATATTTCTAGAAACTTTACACTAGATAGATTCTCGCGAGGTGCTCTAATACAAAATGGTAATTCACCTATCGGAGGTTTCCTATAATGGCTGAAATTCAATATGCTCAAAATAGCTTATATTCTAAAACACCTTTTTACGGAGACTTTTTAGATCTTGCTAATTTTCCAGTAATACCCAAGAATCCCGACGATGTGTTGTTTGCAATAAACAGAACATATCAGTATAGGCCAGATTTATTAGCATACGACCTTTATCAAGATACTGGACTTTGGTGGGTGTTTGCACTACGCAATCCTAACACTATTAAAGATCCTATCTTCGATATGAAAATAGGCAATAGAATATTTTTGCCTAAGAAAGCTGCAATAACCAGCGCAATAGGATAATAAGATGATAAATCCTTTAGATTCTACGGTCATCAATGCATCGGCTGTTGCTATTTCCTTAAATGAAAGACAAAATATTGCCACTCCTGCAATAGATCTAATTCCAGCTGTGGGTGATGAAGCAATAGATGCAGCCAACGAAAATGAGTTGGCGCAAATACGTAATGCAGAAGGCCGTGCAATATTTGGCACTACTGCTTTTATAGGTTCTAATACCAGACAAGGTGTAGTTGATAACCCATTGTTAGAATATGATTCTTACACTTATTGTCTGAGTCTGCATTTAATGGGAATACAAAACTACAATAATTTGGTCAGCAGAGACAGTTCATTACAAAAAAAGTATGTACCGCAAAATGTTTTAATCAGTAGTGCAGGAAGATACGGTGCAACTTTCAGACGAGATCCAGCATTTGAAGAAGATTTTTATTTCGAAAACTTAAAAGTAAAGACCATAGTTAATACTACTTCCAGAAATAGAAACAGTAACTTAATTGAATGTAGTTTTACAATTATCGAGCCATTGGGGTTTACACTAATTAATAGAATGTTGGATGCTGCAAACAGAGTTAATCAAGGAGTAGGAAGTTATTTGCAAATGCCTTACATGTTACAAATTGATTTCTTTGGCAGTGTCGACGGAGATCTACCCGGGCCGCTCAAAGAACATTCAAAATTTATTCCTATTAGGATAACTAATATCAAGTCTAAATTAACATCAAAAGGCACAGAATATCAAATTGATGCAGTGCCATTTAATCATCAGGCATTTAATCAAACACATGTAAGCTTACCTGTTAGCACCACAGTTACAGCCACCACAGTCAGTCAAGTATTTGGTGGTCCGGCTGAAGTATCAGCCAGCGACAACGAATTTTCTGCAAAACTTGCCAGTAGAGCAAATCTTGAAAGACAAATTACAAGCCTTAATACAGAACTTAGACCATTTGCAGCATCCGCGTCCAGCGATCCATTTGATGCCAGCATTGTGGCTGACACCCGGGCCCGAATAGGCGATTTGACCAGTCAATTAAACAATGAATATTCAAGTTTTGGAATAACTGGATTCTGCGCCGCTATCAATAGTTATTTTAGTTCATTAAAAGCACAAAAACAAATATCTATAGTCAACACTGTTAGGGTTGTATTTGATGCAAAAATAGGCAACAGTAAATTATATACAGGTCCTGTTAATGCAGCTGGAGCTCCAGCCAGCGGAACGTCAACTGCTGCACAAAGATCACAAATTCAGGCAGCATCGGGCGCTGCCAAAGGGGGGCTTCGATTTGATGGGGCAACCGTAAATATTCCTGCAGGTACTACCATTGACAGAATGATTGATTGGGCAGTTAGAAACAGTGCATATATAAGTGAACAGTTAAAAGACCCAACAATAACACAACAACAACGGGACAGTATTCTGTCAGGTGGAAACCCTAATACCATCACGTGGCTAAAATGGTTTAGAATTATTCCTAGTATCTCTATTAGAGAGTATGATCCAACACAAAACAGATATGGTATGGACATTGTATTTTATGTAAAGCCATATAACTTATCTGCTAAACACCCATTTTATCCCAAAGGTCGTGTGCCTGGATTTGTAAAAAAATATGATTATATTTTTACAGGAAAAAATAAAGACGTAATCGATTTACAAATAGATTTTAACACTTTATATCTAGTAGAGATGTCCACAAATCGTACAAAAAGCACACAATCACAAACAGGAACTCCCATTAGACCCAATGCTGATGCTTATCCTAATCCCAATACTGAAGAAAGACCACAAGAGAATGTTGCACCAACTTCTATAGCACTAGTCAGCGACAATGTTGCGACAACTATGAGAGCTGGTGGACTACCACAGGCATCTGCAGACGCAGGAGATCTGCAGAGATCTTTGATGCTAGGGGCCAAAGGAGACATGATAACATTAAATTTAAAAATTGTAGGAGATCCGCAATTTATTAAACAAGATGATTTATTCATGGGACAAGGATTGGGGGCTCCATCAGGTCAATTTTTAAATAACAGTTCGGGTAGTAGTTTATACATGGACGGCGGAGAGCTATATGTATTTGTAAATTTTCAAAGTCCAGTGGACTATGACGAAATTAAAGGTATAGCAGACGTAGCATCTAGTAGATATAGATACAGCGAATTTAGCGGAGTTTATAAAATAATTACTGTTGACAATTCTTTTTCTAATGGAAAATTTGAACAATCACTAACTTTAGCAAAACTATTGTATGATCAAGAAGGAAAGCCATTGGTTCCTTCTTCCGCTGCACAAAGAACAGAAACTGCATTGTCAAATGCGCTAACTCCGACAGTGAACACAGCAATCAGATTTGCAGGTCCGAGAACTAATATTTCTTCTTTAATTCCAGCTATTAATTCTTCAGCAGCAGTAAATCTTGCAGTAGCAGGAGCTGCTGCTTTGGCTAACGGTCAAGGTGGAAGCTTCCTTCAAGCACTGGGCGCACAAGTAGCAGGATCTTTAATTAATAACGTTGTTGGCCGAGGATTAAATATTGCAGTAGATAAAATAACAACTGGAATTAGTGATGCGCTTAAGAGTCCGACGGCTTTAGGCGCATTAGGCACAGACTACAATACTAGTTTTGATTCCATTGGAGATTTTCAATACGCAGGATTGGCCAGCGCAGCGGAACAAATTGCAATCAACGATTTTATTAGTTTGGATGTTGGAGTGACAGATGTTGATGTGACCGCAGCATTTGCAAGTTTGGGCGATTTAGAATTCGGCGACTTTACTAATTTCATTTAAATTATGTCATACAATCAACCATACTTAGGTACAAAACACCCTACATTCATCGATACTACAAAAATTGATATTCCGCAACCCAGCGGAATATATATCGGAAAAGTAAAAGCCATCGACACTAACACCAGGTCAGGGAGACTGCAAGTGTTTATACCACAGTTTGGCGGCGCAAATCCCGATCTTGCGTCGGCGTGGAAACTAGTATCATATGCCAGCCCTTTTTTGGGCAGCACATCTAGTAGATTAGGAGAATACACACAACCTAAGTCAAATCAAAATACTTTTGCAGATTCGACCCAGAGTTACGGATTTTATATGAGTCCGCCGGATATTGGAACAGAAGTCTTGTGTTGTTTTGTTCCAGGAAGCCAAGAAGGGTATTGGTTTGCGTGCGTGAATTCTTCGATTACAAGAAATATGACTCCGGCAATTGGTTCAGTAGAACTTAGTTATATTTCTCAAGAAAGCATTTCTGAATCAGGACTAGGCCCTTACTTATTACCGGGAAAATTTTATCCTGTAGCAGAAACAGTGGAAAGTGCAGATGTTTACGGCAAATCAAGTTTTCTTCCTAACTTACAAAAACCACTACATATTCCGCAAACAATTAGATTGATTGTACAGGGACTAGATAGTGATAATGTTCGTGGAGCTATTAGTAGCAGTAGTCAACGCGATCCAGTGAGTACAGTATTTGGATTTAGTACACCTGGCAGACCTTTTGGCAATCAAGATCCAGCAACAGATCCTAATATCGCACAAAAATTGGTGTCAGGGGAATTTAATCCCGCGACATACAATGTTACAACAAGAGTGGGCGGCCATAGTCTTGTCATGGACGACGGGGATCTATTAGGTAAAGATAATTTGGTAAGATTAAAAACAGCAATGGGCCATCAGATAATGTTAAACGACACTGAAGGTTTTATATATGTTGCAAATTCTAACGGAACTGCATGGATAGAACTTACCAAAGAAGGAGACATTTTAGTCTACGGTGCAAAAGATTTTGCTTTACGTACTCAGGGTAATATTATGATGCACAGTGATAGTAATATTAGCTTCTTTGCAGGTCGTAATATTAATATGCAAGCAGTGGGCAGTGTTAAAATGGCAGGACAATTAGTCCAAGCTAGTGCAGAAACTGCATTAAATCTTTATGGTAAACAAGCACAACTAAGAAGCGGCTCTGGATTGTCTTTAGTTGCCCAACAATCTATGGGTATACGAGCAGGTGGCTCTATTGCAGTCAACGGTGCTGCGATAGCATTAAATGGTGGTGGTGGTGGCGCAGAAATAAATCCGCCCAGTAGGATAAACTTATATCAATTACCCGATGCTAAAGTTGCTAATCCAGGTATTTGGTTCGCGCAACAAAATTCTTTAATTTCTACAAATTATAAAGTACCAACTCACGAACCATACATCAGAGGTGATGCAGCAGCAGTATTTCAGAGTCAAAGAGAAACAGTGGCTAGCTTGCCAAAAGATGTTTTGGGAGATCCTATTAATCCTCCAACCGACATCACTGATGTAGGGCCAACTCAAGCAGCTACTGAAAACTTAACAGGAGCAGCACCAGCTGGAATTTTTATTGCTCAGCCCGAGCCCATTGATAGTATGGGCGTATTAGATAAAAATCAACTCAGAGCTGTTATGGCACAAATTGGACACAGTGAAAGCGGCGGGTCTTATCAAGCACAAAATGACGCAGGGTATCAAGGCAAGTATCAATTGGGGTCTCTTGCACTGCAAGAGTTAGGATATATTAAGGCCGGAACGCCGCAGACAGCAGAAGCATTGAATAATCCCAACAATTGGACTGGAAAAGATGGTATTTCGAGCTCGGATTCATTCAGAGAAAATGGAACCATTCAAGAAAAGGCAATGTATAACTATACTAAAGAGAACTATGCAAGATTACAAAAAAATGGTATTATCGCAGCAAACAGCTCCGTAGACGATGTTGCAGGCATTGTTAGTGCTGCCCATTTAGTCGGATCTGCTGCTGCAACTAACTGGTATAAAACAGGGCAACCTACAGCCGACGATAATGGCAGAACTGCTTCTGCTTTTTATAATCAAGGAAAATACAGTCAAACACAGGTTCCCGTTATACAAGCTAGTGTTGAAAGCTCTAATATAACTAGCACAGGGTAAATATAGTTATGGTATTATACAACGGATTCAGCACATTAGAAAGTAACAAGAGATTTCGATTGACTGATTTTGAATTAGTCAAACGAGATCTACAAAATCATTTTAACATTCGCAAAGGCGAAAAGTTAATGAATCCCGAATTTGGTACTATAATATGGGATATGCTATTCGAACCCCTAAATGAAGAAAGTAAAACTACAATAATACAGGACATAAAACGTATTGTTGCAAACGATCCAAGGATTGCAGCCCAGAATGTGATTGTAACTCAGTATGACAGAGGATTACAAATAGAATTAGATCTGATTTATATCCAAACAAATCAGACTGCTAAATTGGCTGTGCAGTTTGATCAGCAAATGATTCAAAATAATTCAATGCTTTAAAATACCATATTTTGTTCTCAATAAATACATAAAACGAGGACAGGCATGGCACTTACAACCAGACAAAGTAGTCTTTTAGTCAATCAAGACTGGACTATTCTTTACGAAACTTTCAGAAACGCGGATTTCCAGAGTTATGATTTTCAAACTTTGCGTAAAACAATGTTGGATTATCTACGCATATACTATCCAGAAAATTTTAACGATTTTATCGAATCCAGTGAATACATAGCATTAATTGACCTTATCGCATTTTTAGGGCAAAGTCTTGCATTTCGCACAGATTTAAATGCCCGTGAAAATTTTATTGATACAGCAGAACGTAGAGACAGTGTTTTAAAACTAGCTAAATTAATTAGCTATGTACCTAAACGTAACCAAACGGCCAATGGTTTTATAAAATTCGATAGTGTACAAACCACTGAAAGATTACAAGACAGCAACGGCATCGACCTTACTAATCTTATTGTAAATTGGAACGATAACGGAAACGTTAATTGGTACGAACAATTTATTACAATAATTAACGCAGCCTTGCCAACCAATCAGCAAGTTGGTAAACCCAGTAATAGCAAGACTATTGCTGGAGTATTAAACGCAGAGTACAATATAAACTTACCACCTGGAACATTACCAGTTTTTGGATATAACACTCAAATTGAAAATGCAGCTTTAAATTTTGAAGTAGTCAGCGGCACCAGTGTAGACGAGAGTTACATTTATGAAGCAGCCCCGGCTCCAGGCCGCCCGCTTAACGTAATTTACAAAAATGATAATTTAGGTAATGCCAGCAACAACACAGGATTTTTCTTTTATTTTAAACAAGGAAACTTGCAAACACAGACATTCCGGTTTCCTGAAAGCTTACCTAATAATTTAGCCAGTATCAATTTTGATAACATTAATAATTCAGATGTGTGGTTATACGAAATTGGCAGTTTGGGTAACATAGGGCAAGCATGGAATCAAATTCCCAGTGTTAACGGGGTCAATATTATCTATAATAATAATGCAGCACAAAAAAGTTATCAAGTTAACACCAGGGCAGGAGATCAAATTGATTTAGTATTCGGCGATGGAACTTTTGCTGCTATCCCTGTGGGCAGTTTCATAACTTATTTTAGAACTAGTACTGGATTAAGTTATAAAATTACACCAGACGAAATGACAAATATTCGTCTGACTATACCTTATATTAGTCGTGCAGGTAGATTGGAAACATTAACCATTGTTGCCAGTCTAAAATATACAGTGGCCAATGCTATTCCTAGGGAAAGCATCACTGAAATTAAAACCAAAGCACCACAATTATACTATACACAAAATCGTATGGTCACTGGGGAAGATTATAATACTTTCCCTTATGCAAACTATAGCACAATCAGTAAAGTAAAAGCTGTTAATCGAACTAGCAGCGGAATTAGTAGATACTTAGATATATTTGATACCAGTGGCAGGTACAGCAGCACTAATATTTTCTCAGAAGACGGAATTTTATATAAAGAAGATGCTGATTCTAGTTTTAGTTTTACATTTGGAACAACAGCAGATATTAATAGAATCATCGAAAATCAAATTTTGCCTAGCATAAGAAGTAAGTCACTGCAACATTTTTATTATGAATATTTTAATAGATTCTCTCTGACTAACTTATATTGGAATAGAAGCACCGCAGGATCTGGCAGTAGTACTGGATATTTCTTAGATTTTCCGTCTTCAGGAAATAAAGTTGCTGTAGGGACAGGTGTGGTGGGAAATAATAGATATTTGACCGAAGGCTGTATTATTGTATTCAGTCCTGGTCCTGGCAATTATTTTAACTCTGCCAACGAAATAGTAGCATTACCTTCTAGTGGTCAAGTACCGCAAAACGGACAACCTTTACTTTATGTTTCTATTACAAATTTAGTGGGCAACGGTAATCAAGGCAATTTAAGTAATGGCGAAGGCCCAGTTAAATTAAGTTTAAATTTACCGTCCAATGCCCAAGCTATTACTGTAATACCTACATTTAGTAATACTTTTACAACAGAGTTTGTTTCTAAACTTATAGGATTAATTAGTAACTACAGTGAATTTGGTATCAGATATGATCAAAACACTCAAACTTGGCAAACTATTAGTGCCCAAGATTTAAATTTGACTGATCCGTTTAGTCAAATCTATCAAGGTTCAACTAGCGGTCAAAATTTGGATGCAAGTTGGCTATTGAGCTTCACTGTTTCAAATTCGATTTATACAGTGCAAATTAGGGGATTAAGTTATATTTTTGAAAGCACACAAGAAACAAAATTTTATTTTGATAATAGAATAAAGATTTTTGATCCAATAACTGGGTTTACAGTTAACGATAGTGTAAATATTTTAAAAGTTAATGGAGATCCCGACACTGGTCAACCACTAACAGAAAATGTACTCTGGTATATATACGATCAGATTGCAGAATCAGATGGGTATGTGGATGCTAGTAAAGTGTTGGTTACGTATAGTGATATAAACAATGACGGAGTTCCAGATGATCCGGATATTTTCAATACCGTAGTGCAGCCGGATGTAAACAATGATCCTCCTACTAAGTTTGTTTTCTTTGAAAAAACTTATGGGTATAATAGCTTTGTAACGTTCACACCTATTCCTTCGTCCGCAGTTGTGATTGTTGGAAATCGACTTGAGGTTATTCCAAATATTAACAATTATATCGAAGGACAGATTTTTTATGCATACGAAGAAGAAACTTTTTATGTTTTAACCATCGATCTTACTACAAGATCGTTAACTGAAAGCAATGATTATATTGCAAGAGTTGGTCGATCATCATTGTATTTTCAATATAAACATAATGCACCTGGCAGTAGAAGAATAGATCCAAGCCCAAGTAATCTAATAGATTTGTATGTGCTAACTAAAGAATATGAAACAGAATATCGAGCATGGGTATTGGATACTACTGGAACAGTTCAGGAACCTGAAAAAGAAACAGGAGAAAGCCTAAAATTAGCATTCGGAGATTTAGAAAATTATAAATCGGTCAGCGATGCTATCATTTATAATGCAGCAGAGTTTAAACCTTTGTTTGGCAATAAAGCCAGACCTGAACTTCAAGCTACATTTAAAATTATTAAAAATTCAAATATTAACTTAACTGACAGCGAAATCCGAAGCCAAGTACTTGCGTATATCAATGCATTTTTTGCAGTGGGTAACTGGGATTTTGGAGAAACATTTTATTTCACTGAATTGGCAACATATATCCAACAAGGTCTAGCGCCAAACATCAGTAGTATTATTATTGTGCCCAACAGTACTAGTCAAACATATGGATCATTACAACAGATCAACAGCGAACCTAACGAAATTTTAATAAGCTGTGCCACAGTAGAAAATATTGAAATTATTAGTGCTATTACCGCAGCACAATTAAACATACAAAATTTAACGGTAAATACTATAATTAATTAATCTTAAAGATGCCAATTACTAAAACAATAAATTTTCTTCCAGCGGTATTCCAGTCTGATACCAACAAGCGGTTTTTAAACGCTACTCTTGACCAACTAATGACAGAACCAAATTTGGTTCCCATTAATGGTTATGTTGGAAGAAAATTTGCGCCCGGGTTCAAAGGAATCAACACGTATGTTAAAGAGCCTACTGCACTTCGTGCAGACTATCAACTTGAGCCCAGTATAGTCGTAAAAAATAAAGAAACAGGGGAAGTGGATTTTCATACTACCTATCCTGAAGTTTTACAAAAAATAGATTTTTACGGCGGAAAGATTAGTAATCAAGACAATCTGTGGGAAAGTGATTTTTACAGTTATAATCCAAGAATAAATGCTGATGCATTTATTAACTTTAGTCAATACTATTGGCTACCAAATGGTCCAGAATCAGTTGATGTATTTGCAGGCGAAGCAGATATGTTACGTACATTTAATATCTATGCCGAAAATGGTCTACAAGTCTATAATGTAAGTGGATATAACACTGCGCCTAATCCCGATATTGTATTGGCCCGCGGAGGAAATTACACATTTAAAGTTAATCAACCTGGCAAGCCTTTTTGGATCCAAACAAATCCAGGATTAAGCGGACTAAGTCCTCAAACTAATTTAAGTACAAGGCAAGTGTTGGGTGTACAAAATAACGGAACAGATGTTGGCACTATAACTTTCTTTGTTCCAGACCCAACAGCACAAGATTTCTATATTACTATGCCAACAGTGCAAACAGTAGATTTAGTAAGCACAATAAGCTATGCTAATTTACAAGGCAAACTGTTGTCTGACATTAAAAATAATTACAGCGGCATTGACGGCCAAGTTGCAAATTTAAACGGAAAATATTTAATTTTTCCTACATTTAATTCAGACTCTGATTGGGTCGCTAACTCAACCGCAGTACCAATCGGGCAACGATATGGAATTTGGGAGATTGTATTAACACCTGCAGGAGCAGATTTCGTAATTAATCTAGTTTATTACTTACCTATACCTAATGAAAATAAAGTGTTAGTCCTGTCAGGCATTAGTTATGGTAATACGGAATGGTATACAAATTCTGAAAATAAATTAGAACAGATACCAGTAATTACTGCTCCTTTGAATACATTGTATTATCAAGATGGATCGGATGCAAATCAAGTTGGTACGATCAGGCTTATAGATTCTAATAATAATATCATTAACATAGATGAAGAAGTAATTGGTAAAACAAATTATATTAGCCCCAATGGTATTGTTTTTACCAACGGACTAAAAATTAATTTCGACAACAGCGTTACGCCTGCATCTTATCAAAATAAAGAATATTATGTTGACGGAGTAGGAACAGGAATTCGATTAATTCCAGTGTCAGATTTAGTAGTTAACCAAGCACAAGCAAAATCGAATTATGACCCTGGCAACAAATTTGTATTGTATGCAACTGCTAATCTTAATTTGGCAGAAGATCAACTTACTATAACCACAACTAATTTCCCTGACGGTGTGAACGTAAAAGTTGGCACTTTTCCTAACAGTGTTAATACAAATTATATCGTCGCTCAAGATCTCAAATTGAAATATCCGTATAGACCCGGACTGAATGATCCTGGAGAACACGACAATCTTACATACTCGTCTGACGTAATCGGGGTCACATTACCAGGAATTCTTATCAATGGTGTAAGCAATGGTGCTTCGGTTCCTGGATTAGACGGCAGTAAATGGAATTATGATACTACTCAGGTGCTAATAAATGGGCAAGACAGCTACGGCGGTTATCCATTGGAAAATGGTCGCTATGTTTATACAAATTCTAATTTTATTACAGCCAATGCATGGGGAAATGTATCGGGCTTTACTAATGGGTATTTAGATCCTACAACAAATCATAGTAAACTTATAGGATTCGCGGCAGACGGATATCCTATTTACGGACCGTTTGGGTATTCAAATCCAATAAACGCCGGCAGTTCTATTATTCGCATGGTGAGTTCATACGAATCTACCAATGACGGTCTATTTCGGCCCGTGCCACAAACTGTAACTATCACTGCTGATGTAATCAACAATAATTTAATTACTGTATCTAGTACGAATGGATTAAATCCTGGCATGAGAGTAACAGTTAACTCTGGTGGGCTTGAGTCTGGCAGTGTATGGATTATCAATAACGGTCTAAAAACAGCAACAGGATTGTCGCCGTTCTCGGGCACAGCCAGCCAAGTGCAATTAAGCAGCAATGTTACATTAACAGCTGGTACAACTTTAACATTTGAATTTTTAGCAGGAGCCTTCATCGAAGATTATTCTTATGTAGAAGGCAGTGGCACATTGGATCAGTATAATGGCCGCTTTTGTGTAACACCAGAATTTCCAAATGGAACTTATGCATATTTTACAACACAGGCCAGCAACGGATCTCCAATTTATCCTTATATAATTGGCAGAGCATTTTATGGAAGTACAAGCATAGACACCAATACCAGTTTGTCTACGCCTGACTATATTGTAATCAGTAGAGCTAGTAGGGATCTTAATCCGTGGACCAGAAGAAATCGTTGGTTTCATAAAGACATTATTGAATTAACTAGTTTATACAATAATACTCCGCAAATTTTTGATTCAGAACAGCGAGCGAAAAGGCCCATAATTGAATTTGATGCAGATTTACAGTTAATTAATTTTGGAAAAACAGCCAAGCCGCCGGTTGATATATTTGATACAGTCTACACAAATGCATTTTTATCAATTGAAGGTAAAACTTCTATTTTCGTGGACGGTATTAATCTAGTGCAAGGAATGCGTGTAATCTTTGCTGCTGATCAAGATCCATTTGTAAGAAATAAAATTTGGGAAGTGACGCTGGAAAATGTATCTGGTAACCCGTTAGGCTCAGACATAATTCATTTAATTCAAGTGGACGTAATAGAAGAATTTAATACGGTCAGTGTTTTTAATGGTGTAGTTAATAACGGTAAAAGTTTTTACTTTCTAGGTGACAGTTGGGTCGAAGGTCAGAGTAAAACTAGCATAAATCAACCACCGTTATTTGATGTATTTGACACTGACGGAATTAGTTTTTCTAATCAAATAAAATATCCAGTTATTAACTCGGCTACTCAATTTTTGGGCACAAAGATTTTTAGTTATAAACTTGGTACCGGTACACCTGACCCGGTGCTTGGGTTTCCTTTAAGCTATAAAAATTTTAATAATATTGGTGATATACAGTTCGAAAATAATTTCGATGTCGAGTCGTTCAGTTACGGAATCGACAAAGTTGTGTATACTAAAAAAATAGATTCAGGTTTGCTGTATAAAAACAATGCAGATGCTAGTATTACCAAACTTAATGTATGGACTAATGTTAATACTAACACTAGACAAATGCAAGATATACCATTTACGTATGATGGTATAGATAACACATTCAAAATCGACGTCACTCCAGAAGTGGCAACTGTTAAACCTAACTTGTTGGTCTATGTCAATTTTAAAGAAATATCAATTAACGATTATTTGGCATATACTGTACCAGATGGCATTTTAATTGTTATAAAAAGAAATAAACTACAAATAAATGATAGAATTGATATTCTTGTCTACAGTAAAAATACCAGCAATCTTGGATTTTATCAAATACCCGATAATTTAAATTTAAATGCACAGAATAGGACGCTAGCAAGTCCAACATTGGGAGAACTACGTAACCACATAGGTTCATTGAGTAGAAATAGTTTATATTTTGTTGGAAATTATCCTGGGGTGAGTAATCTTAGAGATTTGTACATCGAAAATCAGTCTGGTACTATGTTGCAGCAAAGCGCACCAGTTAGCTTTGCTGCCATGTTCTTAAGCGATGAAAAGTATAATTTTGCATCTGGATTAATTAATGCTCAACAAGAATATACAAGATTTAAAAATAAGTTTATAAACATTGCTAGTAACAGCAATCAGATTAACCCTAGTGATCCTGTTGGAGCAGTAGACTACATTATTAAACAAATAAATTCAGTTAAAGATAAAACTTTTCCATGGTACTACAGTGACATGGTACCGTACGGAGATAATAAAAATGTAATCACATACAACATTTTTAATCCGCAACAACGTAATTATGAAATTACAACTATCTTTTCAAATGAAACATTAAGCAACAAGTCTATTTTAATTTATTTGAACGGCAGTCAACTATTATACGGACGTGATTATGAATTTTTAGTAACAGGCCCTGGTGTCGGTATTAAAAACAATATAACATTAGCAGTTGGTAACACTCTTACTATTGTTGAATATCAAGACACAGACGGTAATTGGATTCCTGAAACACCTTCAAAATTAGGACTTTATCCAAAATTTACACCAGCAATTTATACTGACATAACATATACAGAACCTCAACTTATGATCAGAGGTCATGACGGTAGTCTAACGCCTAGCTTCGGTGATTTTAGAGATAACATTGTTTTAGAATTAGAAAAGCGTATATACAACAATATTAAAGTTCAATATAGCAATAAATTAGTATCTCCTTACGATTCTATTCCGGGCAAATTTAGAGATACTGGATTTACGATATCCCAGTATAATAATTTATTATCTCGCTTTTATCTGCAATGGGCCAGTGTTAATAATTTAAATTATGTAGAGAATACTACGTATCAAAATGATGCACCTTTTAGTTATAATTACAGTACTGCGTTAGACATTGTTGATGGTCAAATTCTACCTGGTTCTTGGCGTGCATGTTTTCAGTATTTTTATGATACTCAACGCCCCAATACTTCACCTTGGGAAATGCTGGGATTCAGTGAAGAACCAGACTGGTGGAGATCTACTTACGGTCCTGCTCCTTATACCTCGGGTAATAAAATTTTATGGGACGATTTAGAAGCCGGATATATTGCGGCCGGGCCTAGGGTTGGTACCGACCAAAAATTTGCGAGACCAGGCCTAAGTAAATTTATTCCAGTAAATGAAAACGGACAATTGTTGCCACCTATCGGTCTTTTAACTAATAAGTATGATTCCACTCAGTTCAATGACAATTGGAATATGGGACAGTTCAGTCCAGTTGAAACTGCTTGGAGAAATAGCAGTGAATATCCGTTTGCAGTGCAATATACTGCTGCAATAATTAATCCTGGAAAATATTTTGCATACGGTATTACAACAAACAAATATCGATACAACCCTGATTTAGATCAATATTTGATAACAGGGACAAATAACAGAATTACACAGGAAGATATCGACGTTAATGGGTATGTGAACTCTTCAGGGGATATATCCAGATCTTCAGGGTATTTAAATTGGATCAGTGATTATCAAGTAACTCGTGGAGCAACAAACAAAACTCCATTGTTAAATTTTGTTAGAGACTATTCTATTCAATTGTCTTATAGAATGGCAGGGTTCAGCGGCAAAAATTATTTAAAAATATTAGCTGAACAAAATAGTCCAAACAGCACTAATGAAACTATTATTATTCCAGATGATAACTATGCGTTAATATTAAACAAGTCTACTCCTGTTTTTAATTCTAGGTATAGTGCTGTGATCATAGAAAAAACTGGCAACGGCTTTACTATTTCTGGATATGATAGCGCAAGGCCGTATTTTACAATTGTTCCACCTTCGCAGACTGGCGATTATCTACTAGTTACATCAGAAGGGCAAACTGTAAAGTACTTCAATGAATTTACGAATTTTAAAATTAATATACCATACGGTACTGAACTAACTACCTTACAACAAGTTGCAAACTTTATAAGTGGATACGAACAGTATTTGCAATTGCAAGGTTTTAAATTTGAGTACTATGACGAAACACTGGCCCAAATTAAAAATTGGCAATTAAGCACTAAAGAATTTTTATTCTGGGTACAGCAAGGATGGACAAATAACAGTGTTATTGTATTAAGTCCTGCGTCTAATAATTTAAAATTATTCAATAACACCGCTGTAGTGGATGGAATCAATAATACATTCTACGGCACGAAAGTGTTAAATCAAAACTATAAAGTTTTGAATACAGACAATTATACTGTAACCAGAGATAATAACACATTTGCTCTATCATTAACTAGTACCACAGACCTAATAGGATATGTGGACCTTAATTTGGTACAATACGAACATGTTTTAATTTTTGATAATAAGACACAGTTCAATGACATTATATACGATCCTATAATGGGACAACGCCAGTATCGTTTAAAACTTATCGGTTCTAAAACAGGGGAGTGGACTGGAACATTATCTGCATCAGGATTTATTTACAACCAACCAGGTGTAGCTGCTTGGAGACAAAATAAAGATTATTTACAAGGCGACTTAGTTGAATACAAGAGTTTTTATTATACTGCTAGTAAAAATCTGCCAGGGTCAACTGAGTTTAAATTCAGTGATTGGTTGCCTGTAGATAAGAATAAAATTAGAACAGGATTATTAAACAACTTTGCTCGAAATGCAGGCATTGGGGAAACATTTTATAATGTTGATAGAGTCAATTTGGAAAGCGAATTCGATCAGTACGCTTTGGGGCTAATTGGTTATAGAAATAGAAATTATTTAAATGATTTAGGTCTAGATGATACTAGCCAAGTTAAATTCTATCAAGGATTCATTAAAGAAAAAGGCACGTTAAATGCTATTAATGCCTTAGGTAAAGTTAGCTTCAGCGGTCGTCCAAGCGATGTGACTATCAGCGAAGATTGGGCATTTAGAGTTGGATCTTATGGCAGTACTGGAACAAATCAATCTATAGAATTGGTCCTTGACGAAAGATACGTATTAAGCAATCCCACTAGCTTAGAAGTTCGATCGAATAATTCTGTATTGTTTAGCTCTCTTTACAATGATAGTCAAGGACTGTATAAAACTAGTGTAGTTCCATGGTCGCCACCATTTTTAATAAACAGGACAATTGATAGCGATTACAGCGATGACATTCAAACTGCGGGTTATGTTAGCGTCGACGACATCGACTTTACACTATTTGATTTAACCAATGTTTCTACATTAAATGTAGACATATCTAATATAACTGCTGGATCGACAATCTGGATAGCAAAAGATTATGAACAAAATTGGAATGTGTACAGAGTATCAGATTCTGAATCCAATGTTATAAGTTTAAGCAATGCACTGAATACAAGAGTTCAGGTAACTACTAACAAATCACACGGGTTAGTAAAAAACGATACCATTTTATTAACTGGAGTAGACAAATTTACTGGATTTTATAAAGTTCAAAGTATTGTTGGATTAACTAGTTTTATAATTGAATTTACGGGTGATCTCAGAGGATTTAGCACATTTAACCAGACTGGCCAGTTGTATAAATTAATCAGTATGAAAACTGAAAATCCTCTCGGTATTACCGAATTAACTCCGAGACTGGGATGGAGTGTTAACAATAAAGTATGGGTAAATTCTTATAATTCTAATAGTGATTGGGCAGTTTATAATAAAACAAATCCATGGAAATTAACTACAGCATTACAAAAAGGAACATTAGAAAATAATTTTCAATTTGGTGCAGCAGTAAATCTTGCAAGCGACGATAATTTTGCAGTAATCGGTCAACCTGGATACAATGGTAATGTTGGTGCTATTACTAACTATGTAATTAACTTTAACGGAATTCTAGTAGAAGATGTGACTCTTACTTCCAGCGCAAATGCTACAGTTGGATTGGGGTCTGTTATCGAAAGTGGAAATGCTAAGGTAATAACAGGAGCACCATCCAGCGGTAATGGTATCGGTTATGTTTTTATATACGAAAGAGAAAACATCGGAACATTGTCTGACGTACAAATACTGTCGCCGGCCAGCAGTAACATTGGGAGTTTTGGAACTAGTATTGCTATTAGCGCAGATGATAACTGGTTATATATTGGCGCCCCAGATGACGATATTGTTTACATATATGGGTATGATAACACTGTGCCTGATCAAGACGTAGTAACATTAACTCCAAACGGATCAGTTAGTTCGTTTACTCTGCCATATGTCCCAGTGAGTGCAGAAACCATTTATGTTCAAGGATCGTCGGCAACATATGTTCCCCACAGGGATTATACTGTAAGTTCGTCGACTATTACATTTACGTCACCGCCGCCTGCAGGAACAATAATTATTTCCCAAGGGCCAGGTTATAATCTAGTAGGAACAATTTCAGGCAATGCAGGTAGCCAATTTGGTTATAGTTTAAGTGCTACCGTCGACGGGTCGCAAATCATGATTGGTGCCCCTTTAGAAGATGTAACAGCCAATATCAGTGGTAATATTACCACATATACAGGTTCTGGTGCAATACATTTATGGAACAGATCAATTAATAATTTTATTGTTCAAGATGAGTTTACTGTTACATTCGACGCCATTGCACCTATTACCAATTATACAAGAGTATATATTGATAACATAGAAAAATTTGTCGGGATAGACTGGTATGTCAGTAACAGTACACTGAATTTAATAACATTTTACAGCCCACCTGGACAAAGTAAAATATTAACTATAGAAACAAATGTATTTCATCCAATTCAAACTATAGTACCAAAGCAGCCATACACTGATCAACAATTTGGTTATAGTGTTGATATATGCACAAACAGTTGTAGTTTATATACAGGGGCTCCTTATCAATCTCAGGTCAATTTATATAACGGGGCAGTATATCGATTCCTGAATCAGGGAAAGGTATACGGTGAAATAGTAGGAACTAAAGCTAACGCTATAGTAAATAGTGGAGATTCTATTAGAATTAATAATTACGCCGTACAATTCACCGACACATCATTGTCAAGTGTAGTTAATGCTATTAACAATGTAAATGCACTCGGTGAACCTATTGGTCCTAAGATTCCAGGTGTTACCGCAAGTATTGAAAATAATAAATTAAAATTAGTCAGTGATTCGGAAGTTACATTTGACAAATTGAATATATTGCCCGGCGTAGGAACGGCAATTTCAGATTTAGGACTAGATATTTTCCCCGAAGTGGATATCATTTATAATAATTCAACTAAATCATATGATTACTTTGGAAAACTTGTCAAAGTAAACAACAACAGTGATATACTAGTGGTGGCCAGTGACATTGCAGCAACATTGCAATCTACTGTTTTTGATAACTCTAAGACGTACACACCAAGTCCTACGACGTTTGACGGAGAATTGACGATCTTCAGTGAACCTGTAGATGACAGCGGTGCAGTTTGGATTTATTCATATTTGCCAAATAATGTATCTACTATAGAATTTCCTGGTATATTTACTTTCATACAGCAGTTAACTCCTACCACTACAAACGATGGATTAAAAACAAATGATAGATTTGGTAGTGCTATATCTATTAGTAAATATGAGTTGATTGTTGGATCTAAGAATAACAAACAGTTAGCATTCAATGGTGGAAGAGTTTATAAATTTGCTAACCCAACAAATCTATTAGGGTGGGATGTACTTAGAAGTCAAGAACCTACTGTTGATATTAATGGTATTATTAAGTCATATACCTATAATGCACTAACACAAACAGTTCAATATAACTTAGATTATATTGATCCAGCAAAAGGTAAAATTCTTGGCCTAGCTGAGCAGGAACTTACTTATAAAATTGATTATGATCCTGCTATCTACAACAATGCTAGTGTCGACAATGTAAGTGTTAACAATAACCTTTATTGGACTGACCAACAAGTAGGACAATTGTGGTGGGATTTAAGCACCGTTAGGTATATTGATTATGAGCAAGGTAGTATTAAGTACAGAACCACAAACTGGGGACGAGTATTTCCAGGCAGTAGCATAGACGTCTACGAATGGGTAGAAAGTTTATACCCCCCTAGTCAGTATGTTGCAAACGGCGGGGATGGAGAACCCAAATACAACGGTAATGGTGCATACGTAACACTAACCTACGTAGATCCTGCTACAAATTTTGCCACAGTGAAATATTATTTCTGGGTAAAAAATAAAACAACTGTGTCCACTAATCAATTTGGAAGAACTATTCCTACCACGACTGTTGCAAGTTATATTGAGTCTCCTAAAAATAGCGGAGTGAAATATTTTGCCGCAGTGAGAAACGATTCGATTGCTCTTTATAATATGGTCAACGAAGCAGTGGGCAGGGATATCATATTTCATTTAGATTATGCAAAATTGTTAAACAGTAACATCATTCATAATGAATATGCATTGTTATCGGCCACTAATAACAAGTCTGAAAATATTCCAAATAATATATACAATAAATTATTAGATAGTGCCAGCGGGATTGATAGATTTGGTAATCCGGTTCCAGACCCAACACTTGCAGTGCAAAATAGATATGGCATTGATATCAGGCCTCGACAAAGTATGTTCATTAATAGAAATGAAGCTATTCGAGAAATGGTTCTCTATGTTAATTCTATCTTTGACTTAAATGTTATTAGTCAAGGTTATGATTTAACTAGACTAAGCGAAGGTGAGCCTGAACCAACTCCTAATTCTGGAGCTTATGATTTAAAAGTAGCTAACCTTGAAGAATTAAGTTATGTAAATATTGAAATTCTACCAATGGGCTACAAGGTATTAGTCCAGAGTGATAGTTCTGTGGATAATTTATGGACTATCTATATTAAAGATGGCGTAGTCGACAATTGGCAACCAAACACTCGATATTTAACAAATACAATCGTCAACTATAACGGCATCACGTATACTGTAAATCAAACTATTACAACTGGTGCAACATTTGATGTAAACGATTATACTTACTATCAAGTACAAAATGAATGGAATTTAAATAGAGTACAAAGTTATGCAACCAGTGAATACTGGCAATATAAAGATTGGTATGCTCAAGGGTTTGATAGAACAGTCAAACCAACTTATATCATTGAAACTAGTGCTCAATTAAATGATTTGACTCTAAGATCAAAAGATCTTGTTAAAATTAATAACAATGGTCAAGGCAAATGGTTCTTAATTCAGGTATATCCTAACACCGTGGTCACGGTCGGGATTCAAGATGGTACCATTGAACTTAAGAAAAATCTTTACGCACTAGAAGAATTTGGGCTTGGTTTTGACGCAGATAATTTTGACACTACAAGATTTGACCAAAACCCTGGAATCGAAACTCGACAGATTATTCAAACTCTTAAAGATGATATTTTTATTGATCAACTTGATTCTGAATTCTTAAATTTATTCTTTGTATTCATTAATTATATACTAGATGAACAAAAGTATGTGGATTGGTTATTTAAAACTAGTTTTATTAATGTATTGCAAAAGATACAGGGATTAAATCAACCTGCAATCTATATCAAAGAAAATCAAGAATTCTATAAACAATACATAGAGGAAGTTAAACCTTACAAAACTACTCTTCGAGAGTATGTAGTAGACTATCAGGGTTATGACAACTATAACAGTTATGTGTCTGACTTTGATGTTCCGCCGACTTACGATAGTGTATTAAAAACTACAAGAAGTCCCAGCGGCGAATTTATTCAAGATGCAAGATTGTTACAACAACCTGAATATGCCAATTGGTTATCTAATTATGCTTACAGTATCTCTTCTATAGATATAATAGATGGCGGCTCAGGTTATACCTTACCTCCAATTATTACAATTACAGGCAGTAGGAACGGAAACAATGCAGTTGCCCGGGCACTAATAACTGACGGAGTGCTAACAAAAATAATATTACTATACCCCGGCAGTGATTATGTTACAACGCCAGTGGTTACTATAGACGGCGGTAACGGTACAGGAGCTATCGCCAGAGCTAATTTAGTTAATGGATTAGTCCGAAATGTTAAAACTACTCTGGTGTATGACAGATATACATATTCTACTACAATCGTAGATTGGAAACCAGAAACTACGTTCACACAAGGTACAATAATTGATTACGCCGGTGTTGCGTACATCGTAAATCAGACATTTACTTCGCCTACAACATTCAATTCGAATGTTCTTAGTTTTTTAACAGTTTATCCTATTGATAATATTAACAATGCAAATGATAGAATTCAAGCGTATTATCAGCCCGAATTAGGACAGCCTGGAAAAGATTTGTCATTATTGCAATCAGGCATCGATTATCCCGGGGTAAAAGTAGAAGGCCCAACATTCAGCGATAACGGAGGATTCGGCGGATCAGGTCCTGAGCCCCCGCTACCTGGCATTAGTGCTGCTGATGGTTTTGATGCTACTCTATTCGATCCTTTGGAATTTGATGAAAACGGAATTCCTATTTTAAGTGATGCCATCTTAGATGCTAAAATAACCAGCACTTTCGATGATATCACCTTAGGGACAAAACCCGAAGACATTATTGTTGATGGGGGACCTTTTGTTTATAGTTACTTCACTGAGTGGAAAGCTAATAGTTATTATGACAAAGGCGATTTAATTTCTTATAACGATAAAGTATGGTATGTGGTTACACCAACTACTACAGGAAATGTATTTTCTACAGCCAATTTAACCATTTATAATGTAGGGCCATATGCAAGTCATGCTCCCGAAGAAATGGTTCCCGGAAGAGTATATGATACTTTAGATATGACGGTTACTACCATAGCAACGGATCCTACTGCTAGTTATTATACTAACTGGTCGACAGCTGGGGGAATACAACTTGATTATATACAAATTATTGATCCAGGAAGCGGATATTCTCCATCAGACATCGGTGTAACGTTAACAGGCGGTTCATATTTTACACAAGCACAAGCACAGGTAATATTGAACTCAAACGGATCTGCGGTATCATTCCAAGTAGTTAATAATGGTGGAGGATATGATACTACACCCGAAGTAATAATAACAGGAGCCAATACATCTCCGATAATTGCTACGGCGATAATGAAATTAAGCGTTTCTCCAAACGGAAATGCATGGCCGATGATGTCTTACCGAATCTTTAAAGATATGAATGATAACTTTACATATCTCAGAGAGGATGGTGCAAGTACCACTACATTGGCCGCAAATTTAAGTTTGACGGACACTACTATTCAAGTAACAGATGCCAGTAAGTTAGCCACTCCGTCTCCCAACGGAGGGCAACCTGGGGTTGTATATATTAACGGTGAAAGAATTACTTATTATTCTAAAGACTTATCAACTAATACTTTGGGAAGAATTCGCAGAGGAACCGGCGGCACCGGAGCTAAAAATCATTTTACAGGTAATGTGGTACTTGACGGAAGTCAGAATCAAGTAATACCTGAGTCTGGAAATTATGTTTGGTATGCAAGATCGCAGGGACCTGGTACAATTAATGTAAATGTTTACAGTAGTACATTAGAAGGTGTGGGCACTACATTCACTACGTTAACTCCAGGGACACAAATATTTGCCGGTACTAATGAAGAAAATGCAGTAGAGTCAACTTTGGGAAATTCTAGTACAAGTTCTACTTTTACTGGTCAACAGTTAATAGGTACTATCAGCAGTGTATTAAGTGATACAGTTGCACTATTACAAGTTACAAAGAGAAATCCAAATGCACCAGAAGGAATCCCGGTTGAATGGGCATATATTTCTGCGAATAATACACCGTATTTTGTAGCTGCAAACATATCTAATGTCACCGTTCGATATACGGGAAATATTACAGCAAATAACAGCAGTAATATTGTTACCGGAAATGGTACAATATTCTTAGCCGAATTAAATGTTGGCAATGATTTATACGATAATGGTGGAAACTTAATAGGCACTATTAGTAATGTAGTAAGTAATACTTCTGCCTATATCAGCAGTAACTCTTCGGCAACTCTAACAAACGAAAGATTCACTACATACTATACGTTTGAGGCAAATGTTGCTTATGTACAAACCAATAGTTGGTACAGTTTGGGCAATTCTGCTCAGGCAAATGCTACCGGAGTGCTAGGAAATACAACAGCCACAAATGGACAAGGATTGTTTAACGCCAATACTTTACCAATTAGTTTCTTAAAACAAGGATTGCAAGGGTAAAAAAGCAAATAAATATTAACAATGAACACACAGAAGACCATGATAAATAACCATACAAACACTGATTTGGAACAAAAACTCGAAAAATCTGTTCCAGAAAAACCAAACGAATCTACAGGAATTTATATGCGTGGTTTTGTAAAAATTACAGATCCAGAATCTGGTGATGTAATAGTAGAAACTGGAAATTAATGGATCACTTATGCTAGATAAAACAAATACAATGATACAAGGACACATTAAAATTTGGGATCCTGCAACCGGCGAAATTTTCAGAGATAAACCCAACGCCATTCATTATGAAAATATGAGTGAAGCGTTAGCACAAAGCATTGCGAACAAAGGTATTGGGTATATACAAAACATGGCGTTCGGAAACGGAGCAACTGCGGTAGATAGTACTGGTGTTATTACATATTTGCCTACTAATACTTTTGGACAAAATGCTAGTTTGTACAACCAAACTTACAGTAAAATAGTCGACAATACCAGTGCATTAAACACGGATCCAGCAAGAAATTACATCGAAGTAAGACATACACCAGGTTTGATCTATACTGATATTTTTGTAAGTTGTCTATTAGATTACACAGAACCAGCTGGACAACAAGCATTTGACAACAGTGCAACAATGAGCGGAACCTACGTATTTGACGAATTAGGATTAATCAGCGAAAGCGGAAAATTACTGACTCACGTAATTTTTCACCCAGTGCAAAAAGCACTTAACAGACTTATTCAAATTGATTACACTATCAGAATTCAAACTTTGACCAATTTGAGTACGAATTTGTAATTAAAAAGAAATATAAATACACTAAACGGATACATGAACGATGGCCTATACAATAACTTTAAGTAACGGTACACTTTTAACCACAATTCAAGATGGTACTGTTAATCAAACTAGTACCAGTTTAGCTCTGATAGGTAAAAACTATGCAGGCTACGGAACATTTTTGAATTCTGACTTAGTACACATGTTGGAAAATTTCGCCAGTGTGTCTACTGCTGGTGGCGATAGTTCAGCTATTCCTAACCCGTTAACAGGCCAGTTATGGTGGGATCTGGCTGGAAATTTAAAAGTTTACACTGGATCGACATGGCGCACCATGGGAACGATGACTTCCAGTAACACACAGCCCACTGGTTCTAAGACAGGAAATGCATGGTGGGATACAAATTCTCAACAGTTGAATATTTATAATGGTTCAAGTTGGGTATTAATCGGTCCTGCATTTACAAGTAACGTCGGCCAGTCTGGAGTTAGCGTAGGACAAATTGCAGACAGTAATCCACTGGTGGCAGATCACGTTGCAGTTAACGTGTTTGTTGGTACAACCTTAATAGGTATTATTAGTAGAGATCAAGAATATACACCAGCAGACAGTCCAACTGGATTTACAACTATTAAACCTGGATTTAATTTAGCATCAACTTCAGTGGTCGGAAATATTGCATTCGTGGGTAATGCAACCAATTCTAATAATTTAGGCAGTCAACCTGCTAGTAGCTATGCCAGAACAGATATTGCTACTACGTTTGCTAATACAATTAATATAAACAATAACAGCGGACTAACAGTCGGCACAGGTAATAATTTTACAGTTTCTATTACCGGTAATACTACTCAACTAGTAAACAACGTGAATGGCGGAAACCTACAAGTTGTTGCCAACGTGCTAGGTGTTTCTACTCCTGTATTGACAGTAAATGGCCAAAACGGCGTTACTAGCATTGCAAATTTAAATACAACTGGCGCATTTGTTACTTCTGGTTTTATTCAGACTACCCAAGGGGATAATGCTACTAGTAATGTAACTGGAGCCATTAGGGTAACTGGCGGTATTGGTCTAACCGGAAACTTGTTTACATCTAACAGTGTTATAACTTCTGGAAATGTAGTTGCTGGTGGGCGTGTTCAGGCCACGGGCAATGTATCAACTGCTGCTTACCTATTGGTAACTGGGGGCGAAGCTGCTACTAGTAACGTAACAGGCGCTGTTCGAATTTCGGGCGGAATGAGTTTAACTGGAGCAATATTTGCACAGGGAAATGTGAATGGAGCATTCTTTAACGGTGTTGCAATTAATGCATTATATGCTGACTTGGCCGAAAGATTTGAAGCCGACGCATATTACCAGCCCGGCACAGTGTTGACCATGGGCGGCGAAAAAGAAGTTACATTAGCCGATGAAGAATTGAGCGATGATGTATTCGGAGTTGTAAGTACACGAGCAGCTTATTTGATGAACAGTCAAGCTGGATCCAATGAAACTCATCCTCCTGTTGCGGTCAGTGGTCGTGTTCCTGTTAAAGTCATTGGCTCAGTGCGTAAAGGAGACAGGCTGGTTAGTGCTGGTCGGGGAATGGCTCGTGCCGCAAATAAGGATGAAATTACACCATTTAATGTAATTGGCCGAGCACTGGAAAACAAGTCTGACGACGGCGAAGGAACAATATACGCCATCGTAACATTAAATAGTTAAACGGAACAAAATATGACATACGCATCTGGTGGATTAATACAGGCAAGTGACTTTAATAATATAGTAGGTGCATCTGCTGGCACACAAGGTGGTGGAACCCAACTTAATCCAGTTTGGTCCACCGGTCAAGGAAATTATGGATACGGTCAAACCGCAGTCAGTAACGTGTCTGTAAGCGGCACAGTAGCTGCAACTAACTGGGCAAGTTTAGTTAATACATTAAATTCTGCAAGGATACACCAAAGCGGCAGCGGATCTGGTATAAGTGCGCCCACTGCTGGAACTACTGTTACATTTTTATCGACACTGACATCAGCAGTTTCCACAGCAGCCACTAATCGTCTCAGTGCCGCTACTACTGGCACAACAACGTCATCGACTAAATCAACAACTTTGAATGCAGCAGCTGGAGTGTCTGCGACTGGGACTATTACATTTACAATCACGTTTGGCAGCGGTGTTGACGCCACACGATATTTTTTCAATGCTGGCGGCTCCATTCTAATAGAACAGGTAGTTTTTACTAATACAGGCGGAACAAGTCGTGGCGCCAGTATCGGTACTCTTGCTTCGACTAATTTTTCCTCTAAGAGATTAAATGCCGCATCGTATGGAGCAAGGGCTGGTTCAGGCGGAACGTTAGTAACAGATACTACCACCGGCGGGTATTACGGTTTAACTACTACTCCTACACAAATGTTTCGAGTAAACAGCACCAGTTACTATACGGGTGATTTTTTGTCTATTAACTATTCTACCAATGGCACTGCTGGGTCATATGGTGCAAATGGCAACGTTCTTACAATCACTATTACATTGTTCTCTGCAACCACAGGCTCTACTCAACCAGCAGATTCGATTAATGTTACCGATCAAATAACATGCACAGTACGATACCCAGAAACTACTAACTTAACAAATACCTGGGGAACAGCTACCATAACTTAATTTTTCAAGACTTGACATCTGAGATAGGTATATATTATAATAGTATATACCTATTATTTTATGCCCAATATGAACAGCACTGTCGAAGAAATAGTCAATCAGGTAAAACTGGCTACAGATTATCAAATCAATAAAAGAGTCTTGCGCGAGCGTATTTTAACAGAATTGCATATGCCCTATGAAAACGGATTGTTCAAAATAAATCCGGAATTATTGGCATTTGTAGCAACGTGGCCCGATGATATCTTGTACATAGAAGATATCTATTTGAATCCGATTAAATTAGATAAACAATCGTTTTTAACAAAGGCTCGACAACATTATCAAAGTGTAATGAATGAATGGCATCAACAACATGAAGAGCTCAAGCGAATTAGAAAAATCTAAAGGTGTACTGGTATTTGCTTTTAATAGTCAAAAAGTTAAGTATACCGAAATAGCAGACCAAACCAGCAGATTGATCAATCGTACATTGGGACTTCCTGTGACTCTGGTCACTGACGTAGATGCTGAATTAAAATTTGATTATGATCAAGTAATTCGTGTTGACAGTAAAACTGGCAATGTTAGATTTTCTAAGGATCAACAAGTATACGAATGGAAAAATTTTGACAGATATCGAGCATTCGACTTCAGCCCCTATGATGAAACTATTCTAATAGACACAGATTATTTGATGCTGGACACTAGCTTGTTAAAATTGTTAGATCAACCTTTTGATTATAGGTTAATGTATAACATGCAGACTCCTCAAGCACTTAACATAGATGAAATGGGACCTGCAAGTTTGCCTATGGTGTGGGCCACAGTTGTGTTATTTCGAAAAACTCTAAGAGCCAAATTATTTTTTGATTTAGTAGGACGCATACAAAGAAACTATGGGTATTATAGAAGTTTATTTTCTATTAGAGAAACAAACTATAGAAATGATTTTGCATTTAGTATGGCCAATATTATTTTAAATGGGCACACCCTTACTCCCGAACAAAGTATACCATGGCCAATGTTAACTATAGAAGATAACATCGAGGCAATTGATCTTAAAAATAAATTTTTAACGGTCAAGTATGATAGCCGAGCAGATGTGATAAGCAGACAAAATTTACATATCATGGATAAGAATTATCTACTGTCGGATCAATTCAAAAATTTTGTAGAAAGGATCTGCAATGACTAAAGGGTTTCTAACATTTGCACAAAATACAGATAAGGTGGATTATCTATCCCTTGCGTATTGCCAAGCAATGAATGTAAAAAGCCTGCATCCAACTGCCAAGTATGCAGTGATTTGCGATAAAAATACCATCGAGCAAATCACAGATAAACATAAAAAAGTATTTAATCATATAATCGAAATACCCTATGACGAAAATGATAAAGACAGTACATGGAAACTATCCAATGAATACCAAGTTTTTTCACTGAGTCCTTTTAAAGAAACTATTAAATTAGAAAGCGATTTGTTATTCACCAGAAATATCGATCATTGGTGGAATGCGTTTAGACTGCGGGACGTTGTATTAAGTACAGGATGCAAAACATATAGGCAAGAACTAGCTACAACTAGACTTTATAGAAAATTTTTTGATGACAACGAGTTACCAGACATTTACAATGGTTTAATGTATTTTAGATATAGCAAAGTAGCCAATGATTTCTTTTTAACAGCCCAACGAATTTTAAGAAATTGGGAATATTTTAGAGATAATGTTCTAAAAAATTGTCGAGAAGACACGCCTAGCACTGATGTACTGTATGCTTTAACAGCAAAAACTATAGGGGTTGAATTGTGTACCATACCAACCATGGATTTCATTAATTTCGTACATTTGAAACCTGGTATCAACGGCTGGGGCAATACAGATCAGTCTTGGCAAGACATAGTGCTGCATGATAGAGATAACCATATGATTAAAATTCATAATCTGAATCAATACAGCCCAGTGCATTATTATGATAAATCATATGTAACAGAGGAATTAATACATGAATACGAACGAACCTACCATAACAGTTAATGAAGACACCACTCTTGAAGAAATAATTAGACAATTAGACGAGTTGGGTCTAATAGATAAACCTTCGATAATTGAATACGAATATCGAATTTATTATGATGCGTCTGGCAATATTATAGCAACATCGCCTACAGTAAAAGATGCTGAAATGTATGGCCTCACCGGCGATTATATCATAGTAGATGAGGATACTTATAAGAGTGTATATGCAGAATTACACAAGTATACGGTATATAATAATAAAATTGCAGTTAAAAAAGACAATGCCGCGCAAACACCGCAACTTGAAAAAAGTCAGACAGGATTTAAAACAGTAAAAAATGTTCCAGGCATAATTTTGGAAGATGGTGAAACTTATAAAGATGTAGAACACTATGACTACAAAAATCGTTGATATTGCTGACCTCGATTGCATATTTTTAACCTACGACGAACCGAAAAAAGAAGAATTTTGGATTAAGATTCAAAATTTAATTCCGTGGGCTAAACATGTGGACGGTATTAAAGGCAGTGATGCTGCACACAAAGCCGCTGCTGCGGCCAGTGACACTGATAGGTTCGTGCTAATAGATGGGGACAATATACCAGATGCTGAATTTTTTAATCTTCAACTTAAATTTGATGATAACAATCACGACTGTGTATTTAGGTGGAAAGCTCGTAATCATATCAATGGATTGATGTACGGCAATGGCGGAATAAGTTGCTGGACCAAAGAGTTCGTCAACAATATGCGAACACACGAAGCCACTGATGGCAGAGATGAGACTGTGGTAGAGTTTTGCTTTGATCCAAAGTATATTCCCATGCATGATTGCTATAGTACTACCTTTCCCAATGCAACACCTTTTCAAGCTTGGCGAGCAGGCTTTCGTGAAGGCGTTAAAATGTGTTTGAATCGTGGTAAGAAACCTAGCTTACAAGAGTTTGAACAAAAAGTTCATGCCCGTAATTACGATCATTTATGCATCTGGCAGAGCGTAGGGCAAGATGTAGAAAATGGTTGGTGGGCTATATACGGTGCTCGGCTAGGTACGTACATGACTATGTTAAGGGACTGGGATTATAAACAAGTGCAAGATTTTGACCATCTCGCATATCTTTGGAACAGCTTTAGCAAAGACGAAGAACCTGCCTGTGAAAACATTGGACAAACATTGCGTACACGATTGGGATTGCCGATAGTAGATATGAATCCAGACCAGAGTGCATTTTTTAAACATCATTATAAAGCAGTGCATCGTAACATGGGAACAACAATGACTGAACTAGATGTTATTCGACGAGTTGAGGGTTGGTAATGTCTAAAAGCGTATTTTTAAATTCTGCGGAAGACGCAAAATCTAAATTAGGTCCTGCACTTTGTTTGGCCAAATGGAAACAAGTTAGCTTACATTTACCGACGGGACTTAATAACAGTTGCTATCACCCACCTTTACATAAAATAGATTCAACACTATTAAAAGATAATCCTGGTGCATTGCATAACACTCCTTACAAAAAAGAACAGCGTAAGATTATGCTGCATAATGAGCGCCCACAAGAATGTAGTTATTGTTGGACACAAGAAGATTTGGGCAATTTAAGCGATCGACATTATCGTAGTGGAGAGCCGTGGGCAACAAAAGATTTTGAAAAAATAGTTAATTCCACTGGAGACGAGGATGTGCTTCCTTCCTACGTAGAAGTCAATTTCAATAATGCTTGCAACTTATCTTGCAGTTATTGCAGCCCCCAATACTCTAGTAGTTGGGCCAGTGAAGTAGAACGTAATGGCGCTTTTCCCACAAGCCCACTGCACAACGACCCCAGTCATTTTACTGGAGAAAGAAAAGTTATTCCTGCAAGGGAAGATAATCCTTATGTTGATGCGTTCTGGTCTTGGTGGCCTACGCTATATCCAGAATTGGAACATTTCAGAATGACTGGCGGAGAGCCTCTCATGGATAAGAATACATATCGTGTATTTGATTATGTATTGGAAAATCCTAATCCAAAACTACATTTAAATGTGACTTCTAATTTCAGCGTTGACCCTGCATTGTTTGAAAAATACTTAGATTATGTGAAACGATTGTGCAGCAATGAAGATAAAAAAATTGAGCATTTCATGCAGTATGTTAGTATAGATGCCACTTTTCTACAGGCCGAATATATCAGACATGGATTAAATTTTGAAAGATTTTGGGATAACGTCAACAGATTTTTATATGAAGTGCCCAATCGTAGTAGTTTAACATTTATAATTACTATGAATAATTTAAATGTGGCCGGCCTTCAAAATTTACTAGGTTGTATATTAGGACTCAGACAAATACACAGTAAAACGTATCAGCGTGTGTGGTTTGATACTCCGATTCTTCGTAAACCAGAATGGCAAAGCTTACAACTATTACCAGAAAGTTATATAGATAACTTAGAAATGTCATGGAGTTTTATGATTACAAAAATGGAGCAACCTGAGACTCCGTTTCACGGTTTCAAAGATTATGAAGTTCAACGTTTACAAAGAGTCATTGATTGGATGAGAGAAGGTAGCAAATTAGATCCTGATTATGTTAAAATGCAAAAAGCAAATTTTTATAAATTTTTCAATGAACATGATCGCCGCCGCGGCACTAACTTTATTTTGGCATTTCCAGAAATGGTAGATTTTTGGAAGGAATGCAAATATTATGCAACAACTACCTAACACTTTTTGTCCGGCTAAATGGGACGAATTAGTCATTAATACTAGTTATAATTATGTGTATGGTTGTTGTAAAGCAAGACCGGAAAAATTTGTCGACGATTACAACAAAATTATCGATCATCAAAAACAAAATTTATTAAACAATGTGCAAGATTCCAGTTGTTCTTACTGTTGGAATTCTGAAAAAACAAACGGCACCAGCCTCAGAACTCAGTTTTTAGAAAAATTTGAAGTATCAACATTCGATGAATATAAAAATAATAAATCGCCTAAGGTAATTGAAATTAATGTTGGCAATGCTTGCAATATGCAATGCATATATTGTAATCCAAAGTTTAGCAGTCAATGGGAAAAGGACGTACAAAATCAAAAATATCAATTGTTTACAGATCGACATATCTACAGTGTTGATATTAAAAATAAACAATTAGTGGTCGAAAATTTAAAATTGTTAAACACTCTAAAATTTGAAACTTTGAGAATAATAGGTGGCGAGCCATTAATAAATAAAAATTTTTTTAATATCTTAGATACAATAGACCATAAAGGAATTTTAGATGTAACTTCAAATTTAATGGTCGATAAAACATCAATTGATAAACTACTATCTAATAGAAATAAATTTAAATACATTGTAATAAATGTCAGTTTAGATTCTTGCAAGGAAATATCAGAATTTGTTAGGTATGGACTTGATTATGATTTATTTTTGAAAAATTTGGACTATCTATTAGAACGTAGTGAAGAAAATATCAAAATTAATATATTGAGTTTGATGACTAATTTAACTCTCTGTGATATCGAAAACTTTTCATCTGGTGTAATACTGCCCAGAATAGAAAAATATAAAGATAACTTTCATTGGGCACTGTCATATGGTCAACATCCCAGAATTCAAAGCATTGAAGCAACTCCGGATAACATTAAAAAACAAGCAGAGACTGTGCTATTAACGTTGTTAGATAATAAAAATATAAAGAATGTTGATGTTGTGTTAAGTATATTGTCTTCAACTAAATTTAATAAAACTTTATTTTCAGAATTTTTACATTTTTTAAAACAATGGGAAGATAGAAAAAATATAACTCTTCCTGTCAAAGTTAAGGATCTTTTAAATGCAAAAGATTAAAATTAACTCGTTAAAAAACGACAATTTAGAATTTTTTAATTGGTATCCTGATTATTTTGATGTAGTGGAGCACGATACAGTAGAAAGTTTAATTTCAGACAATGGTATTGTTTTATTAACAGGAAATATTATTAAAAAAAATATTATTTCTGTGGACAGCAAAAATTTGTTTATACTAAGTATGCTACACGAAGGTACCAATACAGTATTAGATACATTAAACGCATTAGGATGGAATGATTTTGTGCGTCTACCGTTTATCGTGTCGTCGGGAGATTTGCCCTCGAATATAGCACATATAACAGTAGACATATTTAGGTATATCTTAGGACGTACAACAACTGAGCTCGAACAAAGAGATTCGAAGATAATTGATCAAATTTTTTTAAAAAGGAATAAAACTTTTTTGTTTAATTTTTTAAATGGGATAGAAAGATCTCATCGTTCATTACTGATAGAAAAATTAAATAAAAAAGATTTGTTAGAACGAAGTTTATGGTCTGCACTCTACGACAATAAATTTTTGCCCAAAGACTACCAATTTCAAGTCAACAGTGATAATGTAGTAAACGGAAAATATAAATTAAACGACTGGCCTGACGGGCAAATATTTGCAAATATTTTTGAAGATTCTTATTTCAGTGTTGTAACAGAAACAAATTTTTATTTGCCCTATAGCTTCAGAACAGAAAAAATTTACAAGCCACTTAAAATTGGACACCCATTTGTAGTAGCGGCAAACTATGGATTCTATAAAGATTTACATAATCAAGGATTTAAAACGTTTGGTCATCTAATAGACGAATCGTTTGATCTAATAGACGACAACGATAAACGATTAAATCGAATAGTAGATGTGATAGAATTTCTTTGCAATTCTAATTTAGAAGAATTTTTAAATGAAGCCGAAGATATTTGTAGACACAATAGGAATGTAATGATATCCACGCAACCACCCGGCGAGGATAAACAACTAATAAATGATTTTATAACTAAATTTAACAACTATGCCAAGACTAAACAATGAAACAGACTTAGATTACAAACGTAGAGTAATCGATATTAAATCAAAATCTTTTTGCGGAGCTAAGTGGTATAATGCTACTATATGGTTAGGCAGCGGTATGACCACTAGCTGTCATCATCCATTGCCTCATAAAGTCGAAATAGATGATGTGATCAACAATCCTAAGGCATTACACAATACTCAAAAGAAAAAGATGGAACGCGAACAAATGCAAAAAGGTGAGCGTCCATCTGGTTGTGAGTATTGCTGGAAGATTGAAGACATGGGCCGAGATGCAGTAAGTGATCGTGTATACAAAACTGTGATTTACAATGATGAAGACTTGGCCCGCGCATATAGAACACCAGCTCGAGAAGATTTCGATCTTAAAACTCTTGAAATCGCGTTTGATAGAACTTGTCAGTTTGCTTGTAGTTATTGTAATCCTGCTTTTAGTAGTACATGGGTCAACGATATTAAACGTAACGGGCCCTATAATAATCTTGTTAGTGATGGTAGAAATCACTTTACGCACACCCATGATAGTTCACAACTTTATAAATTTGGCGAATCTAATCCATACGTTGAAGCATTCCATAAATGGTGGGAAAGCGATCTCCATAAAACATTAGACGAATTACGCATTACTGGTGGAGAACCTCTGATGAGTGCAGAAACTTGGAAATTATTAGATTGGTTTAAAGCAAATAAAGGCCGTAGTAAAACTCGACTTGCTATCAACAGTAATTTAGGATATCAAGTTGATATAGATAGACTAATTGACAGTGTAGATGGACTTGAAATAGATTTATATACTAGCAACGAAAGCGAATATGATCAAGCAGAATATATTCGCGATGGACTGAATTATAATCTATGGTTAGAACATGTTATAAAACTTACACAAAGTAAAAAGTTTTATAGATTGCATGTGATGTGTACGATCAATGCATTGTGTTTAGACACATTACCCGATTTCTTAGATACAATGGTTAATTTAAAGAAAGACTTTGGAAGAGACTTTCCTAATTTTACATTAAACATTTTACGTTTCCCTAGTTTTCAAAGTCCATTGATATTGCCAGACGACATTAAAACAAAATATCGTAATCGGCTAATTGATTTTGTTGTTCGCCATAAAGGGCATAACTACTTACACGAGCACGAAATAAATCATGTACTGCGTCTAATAGATTATTTGGATGTTGTTAAGACACCCCACAGCGATTCTTTTGAATTGCCAAAATTACAAAACGATTTTAAACAATTTTACACACAATACGATCAACGCAGAGGAAAAGACTTCTGCAAAACATTTCCTGCATTAGCAGATTGGTATAATACACTATGAGCGAAGACAAAAAAACTGATAGATTTTATAAACGTGGCTATGACTACAATAGTCGAAAGCCACTGTTTATAGATTCAAACTCCCTTACAGAAACACAGATCAGTAGATTAACTAATAGTAAGTCATTTTGTATGTTGCCCTGGGTTCATCAACATGCGTACCCGGATGGTCGTGTGTATCCTTGTTGTTTTGCAGAATATTTTCATCCAATTGGGAATTTAAAAAAGAATTCAATGCAAGAAGTTTGGAATCAAGAAGGATATAAAGAGATCAGACGTTTAATGATGGCAGATCAGCCAGTCAAACAATGCACCAAATGTTATGAACAAGAAGAAAACGGATTCTTTAGTATGCGCTATGACGCTAATCGTAGTTACGGACATAACATTGCAGACGTAGATAAAACATTGCCAGATGGAACTCATCCAGAATTTAAGATTAGATATTGGGACGTTAGATTTAGTAATCTGTGTAATTTTCGTTGCAGAACGTGCGGCCCTGTTTTTAGCAGTAACTGGTATAATGATCATGTCAAATTATTCAATAGAGTGCCTGACGTAAACGGCAAAGATTTGGCCAGAATTGAATATGCTGCCGGTGACGAAGATTATATGATTGCACAAATGGAAGAACATATTCCCTACTTGGAACAAGTCTATTTTGCAGGCGGCGAACCTTTGATTATGAAGGAACACTATTATCTATTAGAAAAACTCATTGAAGCCGGTCGAACAGACGTATGTATCCAGTACAATACAAACTTTAGCGAATTAGCATTCAAAGACAAACACGTATTTGAATACTGGAAACACTTTAGAACAGTGGGTGTAGGTGCTAGTCTGGATGCCAGCGGGACTAGAGCAGAATTAATGAGAAAAGGCACAGACTGGAAACAAACAGTTCGTAATCGTGAACGCATGTTAGAAGAAGTGCCGCACGTAGATTTTTATATAGCATCTACTATTAGTGCAATGAACGTTCTTCACGTATTGGATTTTCATAAGGAGTGGGTTGATTTAGGATTTATTAAACCCAAGGACTTTAACGTTAATATTTGCCAAAGTCCCGAATGGTATAGAGTTGACATATTCTCTCAAGAATTTAAAGAGCAAGTAATTAAACCAGCATACGAGCGTCATATTGAATGGTTAGAACCACAAGACCCATTAAAACGTGCAACAACTGGATTTAAGAGTGCTATTAATTTTCTAATGGCCACCAACGGCTCACAGCACTGGGATAAATTTAAACAAGAAATTAATTTAATTGATAATCTCAGGGGAGAAAACTTTTGGAATACATTTTCTGAATTAAGCGAGTTAAAAAATAAATGACACTACCTAATAGTATTTGTATGCTGCCATGGATTAGTATTGAGACTAGTCCCATGGGTACTGCAAGACCTTGTTGTCTTGCAAGGGAAGATATTACTGGTATTGATCTTAGAAGACATACATTGCAAGATGCATACACCAGCGAGTATATGCAAAACTTACGCAGACAATTCCGCCGCGGCGAAAAACCAAATACCTGTAAATTATGCTGGGATGAGGAAGCAGCAAATAGGACTAGTAAACGTATTCACAGCCAAGTCAGACTCAAGGAGTTATACCCATTGGTTGATTGGCAAAACGATGTACCTGATCAATTGTGGTTCATTGATTTAAAGCTAGGCAACATTTGTAATTTAAAGTGCAGGATATGTGGAAGCTGGAGCAGTAGCAAGTGGGCAGCAGAAGAATTAGAGTACTTGCCGCAAGGACATGATAAGAAAAAACATGTTGCATATACCTGGCTTAAACAAGGTAAGTGGCCAGAAGAGAGTCCTGATTTTTGGGAGAATTTAAAATCATTACTGCCCAATATTAAGTATTTTGAATTTACTGGGGGTGAACCTTGGTTAATCGAAGAACATTGGGAATTACTGCGATATGCAGTAGCTACAGGTCATAGTAAACATATTGATATTCATTATAATACCAATGCAACTATTAACGGGTTAGGCATACAAAAATCAGATTTATGGAATCATTTCGGTCGTGTAGATATTGCATTTAGTATCGACAATGTTGGCGCGAGATTTGAATATGAAAGATACGGTGCAGACTGGGATAAAGCCAACGAAATAATCGACGGAGTTCATTTTGCACGAGATGTTGACACGCCTAACATTACTACTCAACTTTGTTTCACTATTAATATTCAAAATGTATATTACTTAGATGAGTTACTGGCTTGGGCAAGCACCAAACCTTTTGACAGCATTTATTTTAATATGTTACACAGCCCTGATCATATGAGTATTCAACGATTAACACCCGCAGCCAGAGAATTAGTTTTAAATAAACTCAAAACAACTTTTTGGAATACAAAAGAACATCATCAAGAAATTGAGAATGTAATTAAATTTATCGAAAATGGCCCAGGCAGTGACGGGCAAGTATTCATAAACAATATGAAGCGCACAGATACATATAGAAAACAGAACTTTATGGATACACACTCTGAAATAGCCAAGGCTATGGGATATGATTAAACCTGATACTTTGTGCATGGCCCCTTGGACACATACATATTTAAGTCCGCAGACCGAACGCAGATTATGCTGCGCTAGTCGCGAACCCGCACAGAATTTTAAACAGTACATCGACACAACTAACGGCACAGGAGAATATATACCTGTTACGTTGGACGAACATTGGAACAGCGAACATATGAAGTCTGTTCGTCGCCGTATGATAGCAGGAGAAACTTTGCCCGAGTGTGAAGTATGTAATGATAAGTTGTTGAACACATCTGTTTACCGTAGTTATTTTAATAGTTTGTTTGGGAATAAGTACAATGAGGCGATGGAAAAGACTCGGCCCGACGGCTCGACAGATATGAAGCCTGTAAGTTGGGATTACAGATTTAGTAATCTTTGTAATTTTAAATGTCGCATGTGTGGAGACATGTTAAGTAGTGCATGGGAAAGCGAGCAACGTCAATACAATATGGTTAATTGGCATGATCCTAAGAATAATTGGATGCAAGCCGAAATCAAAAAACAAATCGAACAATTTCAAGACACACAGATTGAGGCAGAGTTTAGTCAAGCCGTCGAAGAACACCGCGTAGAGGAAGTATATTGGGTTGGCGGTGAACCTCTTATGTATGAACAGCATTGGCGCTACATGCAGAGGATTATAGAATTAGGAGACGGGCCAAATGTTTATGCTAGATATAATACAAATTTATCAAGAATTAATTATAAAGGTGTCAATCTTTATAGTGATATTCTCAGCAGGCTTCGTGATTGGCAGATTTGTGCAAGCATCGACGGCACGGGCTCGATTGGCGAATACATTAGAACAGGCCTTAACTACAATGAATGGCTTGAGAACTTCCGTCAAGGAACTAAAATTGCTAGTCACCGACGTCAAATGCGAATTGACTTTACGCTCACTTTGCCCGGCATGTTCGAAGTTGCTAGTATCCAGCGACTTGCAGAAGAAGAAAAAGTCGATATTCTCGCGAAAGTAATTTTTAGTTTTAGCCCGGACATAGTTATGTCACCTTTATCACTGCCCAGGGATCTATTAGAACCTTGGATAGATGAAATTATACCCACTGTAGGCGGCGCCTTAAAGGATATACTTGTACAGCTAAAAACTAGACCTACATTTCAAGAACAGTGGCCCGATGGATATCAATTTGGCTTGCGTAAAGGAAAAGCAAGAATCGAAAAACTTGAACAAATTCGAAATGATAGCTATACTATGCATGATATATTTTCAGCTAGACCCGAAGTATTAAAATGGTGGAATTCAATTGAATAAAGTAATAGTAACACTACGCAATCCGTTAGATAAAACAAAAACATTAGATTATATTATCGATGTCTACGAGCACGAAATGGCTCAGCAATGGTTTACAGCACTACAAGAAATCGTACAGCAACACAAATATCTAGAAAAGAACTTTTGCTTTTTAGGATTCCCCGACAGTCAAAGAGATTTAGAATATATTTGTAAAGAACTATATTGGGTTAAGAATGTAATAAATGATTTCTTTCGGGATGAATATAAAATAGAAGAAAACTTTTACCCTTTTACTCTACGGGATCCTAAAACATTAAATCCTAATCAGGATTTAATGAACAAATTGCACAATCATTTTGAGATTTTACAAGGAACTGTATGGGGACTCAGTGATTATTATAAACGGGCAGATTATACAACTAAATTTGCTATTAGACAATTGAATAATTTATGTCATGAAGCAGAGAGTTTAATGTTAAGTCAACGTAAAAAAGTAACATTACCAGAATGGGTCAGACCTAGTCAAATTACTACATTTTTGAACGCCGCACGATACGAATTTCCAGCAATACATAAAACTACTTTTGACGAATCCAGATATGATCGAAAATTTGGGGAAGTATATCTGCATTGGACACAAATCGGTAAAACGTTATATGAAGTGTATCGAGACGAAAAAGGCATTGACATTGACAAGGCTACCTGTGATGCTATTACACATCTACGTTACTATAGCGGGGAATTTGACATCGAATGGGCACAGGATGTATGTTATAATGGGCCGCATCCTTGGTACACCAAAGAAATGTCTGGGTTTAAATCATGGCTCGAACGAAACGGATTCGACCCCGAAGACAATCAATACAACTTCGGATACCATTCAGTGGGTCAAGTTGATCTACAAAGAAGTTTTGGGACGATCAAATACAGTGAAGTTTGGCCGATACTATCGTGTTATTTAGACATATATTCGATTCAATGCGATGATGGGTCAGGAAACATTTTGAGCTCTGTATATTCTTATACTTGGTCAGATAAGGACTACTATGATCAACAAATTGAAAGATTAAAACCTGGTTACGATTACAGCAGTAGTTTGCTCAATAAATAATATCATGACATGGCTTAAAAATTTATACTACAGAATTAAATTAGAAATCACTTATCGTCGCAGACTCAAAGAATTACGAAAGCAAGATCCTTTTATATACAAATGAATATTTTAGGAATATCTGCAGGATTTCATGACGCTGCAATAAGTGTCATTGGTAATTATGGAAATATATTATATGCGGGCCACAGCGAACGCTATAGTAAAATTAAGAATGATCCAAATTTAAGTCCTGGTATAATCAAAGAAATAATTGATTATAGGATTGATCATGTTGCTTACTATGAACGACCATGGAATAAACAGTTAAGACAACTGTACAGTGGTCAGGGCCTTGAATGGAATAAACTTACTGCCCGACAGATTCTTACTAGGCAAATAGGCAAAGAATTTTCTAAATTTCCAGGTAAGATTTCAACCCATAATCATCACCTATGTCATGCAGCCGCAGGGTTTCAAACAAGCTCATTTAATAAAGCCACAGTGGTTGTGATAGACGCCATTGGGGAATGGGACACAATAAGTATTTGGGCAGCAGAATATGTTCAAGGAAAAGCCGTTTATAAAAGATTATGGCGCCAAAAATATCCGCATAGTATAGGATTGTTTTACAGTGCAATGACAGAACGTGTTGGACTTAAACCCAATGAAGAAGAATACATTTTAATGGGTATGGCAGCATATGGTGCGCCTGCGTTCACTGATTTGTTTAAGTCTAAATTTTTACATAATGAGTGGGAAATTAAATTTAAAGAAAATCTTCATACTGGCATAGAAGAAAAGTATTTGTCTTATGTTGGAGATATGGATATTGCAGCCAGCGCACAAGACTTAACAGAAGATCTTGTACTAAATGTTATGCGTAGAGCAAAAGACTTTAACTGGAGCAAAAATTTAGTTTATATGGGCGGGGTTGCTCTTAATTGTGTGGCCAACGGCAGAATAGGTCCTTATTTTGATAATATATGGATAATGCCCAATCCTGGCGATGCAGGTTCTAGTTTGGGTGCTGCTGCACTGGCTTATGGTGGTAGGATTAATTGGCGCGATGCTTTCTTAGGTCACAATATTCCCGGACCTTACCCTACTAATGCTGCGTTAGATGAGCTTATTGCTAATCGTATTGTTGGCATTGCCAGTGGCCGTGCTGAATTCGGCCCCAGAGCATTAGGTAATCGTAGCTTGTTGGCCGATCCCCGGGGACCAGATATAAAAGATCGAGTAAATGAAATTAAACGTAGACAAAAATTCAGACCCTTCGCACCAGTTATTTTGGAAGAGTTTGCCAACGAGTATTTTGGCATGCCCAGTGGCTTCAGTAGCAGTAGGTATATGCAATCAGTCGCTCTTTGCAGGCATCCTGACTTATTTCCTGCTATTGTGCATCATGACGGAACTAGTCGTGTTCAGACTGTACCAAAGGACGGGTCAGGTATACGAGAACTATTAGAGAAATGGTTTATTGTCACAGGCTGCCCTATGCTATTAAATACTAGTCTGAACATTCGAGGCGAACCTATGGTCAATGATCGTAAGGACGCTGATAGATTTGAAAAATTATATGGAGTAAAGGTACTATCATGACACAACGAATTTTAATTATGGGCTTGCCTGGAGCAGGAAAAACCTACTTAGCAACAGAATTAAAAAAGTTATTGGAAGACAATGGCAAAACAGTTACTTGGTTTAACGCAGACGAAGTAAGAAAACAATTTGACGATTGGGATTTCAGCGAAGCTGGCAGAATTCGCCAAAGTAAACGTATGTTTGATTTGTCGATGTCATGTCATACAGATTATGCACTATGTGATTTTGTTGCACCATTAGTAGAAATGCGTAACAATTTTAAAGCAGATTGGACTGTATGGGTGGATACTATACGCGAAGGTCGTTACGCTGATACTAATAAAATGTTTGTAGAGCCCGAAGTTTATGATTTTCGAATTAATGAACAGAATGCCGCTAAGTGGGCAGATTTTATCGCTGAACACATTATTGACAATCGTCGACGGCCTGTATTTGATTGGAAAAAAGAAACGGTACAAATGTTAGGGCGTTGGCAACCTTGGCACGATGGTCACAGGGCATTATTTGAAAGACTGCTACAGCGCACTGGCCAAGTTATAATTCAAGTCCGTGATGTACAAGGCTGGCAAGGGTCCAATCCCTTCGAAGTAGAAAAAGTGAAATCATTTATCCGTCGAGATTTAGACCCATTGTATCAAGGACAATATGAAATACAAGTAGTTCCTAACATAGTGCATATTGGATGGGGTCGTGGTGTGGGATATTCTGCTGGTGAAGAAACATTTGATGAATCTATCACTGATATTTCTGCTACTAAAATCAGAAAAGAACTAGGACTTAAATGAACAAATATCACGTCAGATTTAATACTAAACATAATGGCAGTGAATTGGTCTGGCGTGTATTTGAAAACGGAGTAGAACACTTAGCTAAAGATGTTCGAATTGTTGGGGAAACTTTTACAGAATGTACACACGAACACGGCGAAACCAAATGGAATATAGCATGCCGTGGTAGAATGATCTGGGTTGATCGAGTTGCAGTTATAGTAACAGACAAAGACTGAAATATTTTATTATCAATTAATTAATAATTGACAATTTGATGTCAATTAATTATAATTTGTAAATCATGGACATAACTCCTTATATTCTAGAAGTTGAAGAATTCAATAAATTTGAAAGAAGGCCTGGGGCTACAGCAGCAGTGTATACCTGCGAGGTATTGACATGTATTGCAACTTTAAAATGTGGATCCAGTTTTTTGACGGCCACTTTTAATCAAAACTGTCGATGGAGACAAATACCGTTTTCAGAAATTAATTGGGACAACAGTCGTGTTTTTACTTTGATGTCGGATCCTTTGACTAGACGGTATAAAGCAATAGCAGAATGGTTATTTCAAAAAAATCTAATAACTGAATATTATAAAAATGTTGAATTGCAAAATTTTGTTTTGAGTACCCCTATCTTAGATATACATTCATACGGATATGTTTATAACTATTACGAAGAATTTTGTAATCAAATTGATTGGATTCCACTGGAACCTGTAAAAAATCATGACGGGGTTAAATGGGCAATTGCAAAACTCTTAGAAAAATATAAAATTTATATAGATAGTTATTGGGCAACTGATCAGGAGTCAAATATTTCCTCTAGTTTAAAAAAGAGACTCGAAGCAGATATAAAAGAAAAATTTAATTCTTCTCCCAATGAAAAAATAATGGAATATTTGTTACCTGATATCGATTTATATAATAGAGTTTCTAATAGATTTAATCCCAATGGCGATATTTGGGATAATATTTCTTGGTTAAGAAAATGAAGAAAAAATTAATCCAAGCATACATGCAGACTGCAAAAATATTTGCTGAACTCAGTCATGCTCGACGACTGCATGTTGGTGCTATTGTAGTTAAAGATGATAGAATTATCAGCATTGGCTATAACGGCATGCCTGCAGGTTGGGATAACAACTGTGAAGATAAAGTTTGGGATAAAACAGGCGACTACGAATTAAAAACAAAACCAGAAGTGCTCCACGCCGAATCGAATGCCATCAGTAAATTAGCACGAAGTAGCGAAAGCGGAGACGGAGCAACAATGTTTATTACTCATGCACCATGCATAGAATGCTCTAAACTGATTTATCAAAGCGGAATAAAAAAAGTTTATTTTGGGCAAGCTTATCGTGATACATCTGGTGTTGAATTTTTAAACAAATGTAAAGTTATAGTAGAACAACTCGATGTTTGATGTATTTTACAAAGGCCCTAAGCCTAACTTGTTTGCCTTTGAACGACCTGCGACATCTCTTGAAGAAGCTGATGCGCTATGCCGAACTGAATATTTTTGGTACATAGACGGGCATAATAACTATAGCAACTTTGACTTTTATTGGAGACCTATCAGTTATGAAGCGGAACATACACACGTTTGGCCTAGCCAATGGCAACAAAACGGCGGCACATATTTAATACCAAAAAATACAAAAGAGCATCAGTGGCACTGGCATTGTCCTATAAATGATTACTGTGTTCCTCGCACCGGTAGCACTGATATTTTCTATATGGATTTCATGAATCCCGAAAGTCAACCACAATTTGCTGCTCTTAAAGAAACACATCCTTCGATTAAATCTACTAGATACGTATCAGACCATTTAAACGTACTAAAACGTATAGTAAATTTAGCTACCACCGAATATGTATGGGTTATTAGCAGTGTCTGTGACTATAAAGATTTCGACTTTACTTGGCACCCTGCTCAATGGCAAGAAGAAATGATTCATTGCTTCCCCAGTGGTAATCAAAAACGCGGAGACACTTTTTATATTCATGTGGAATCATTCAAAAAGCAAATGGTTGATTTGGAATTATTAGATTGGTTTAATGTTATAAACTACTGCGAAGATCAAAAGGTCTATAGATATGCCTGTCCAAAAGTGTACTATGATCATGATAATCTAGTAGATGAGATTCGTAATTACGACTTCAAATTCCCCTACGCTGCATTTTCAAATCGGCCCAGTATTTTACTTAACAGTGAAATTTGCTTATGGACTGAAAAAGACAGGACTGTGGAAAGTTTTACAGACAGCAACAGTATTTGTGTAGTACCCCGAGACATTAAGACACATTTACGCACGCAAATCTACGATTATCCTTACGTAAACGTCGAAAAAAGGGGCGAATCTATACGCACAGAAGACTGTTTAGACATCATCTATATTAGTAATGGCGAGCCAGAAGCAGAACGTTGGTATGATCATTTGTGTAAAGTTTTGGACCAGGAAGACTCTGGATTTCCTGTACTAAAGTTCAGTAATACAATCAAACGTGTCCAAAATGTAAACGGCCGTATGGCCGCATACAAAGCCGCAGCTGAACGTAGTGATACGCCGTGGTTTTTTGCAGTGTTTGCTAAATTAGAAATTGATCTAAATTTTGATTGGTCTTGGCAACCCGATTACTTTCAAGAACCAAAACACTACATTTTTCATGCTCGAAATCCAGTAAATGGATTGGTCTACGGACATCAAGCAATGATTGCTTACAATAAACGTTTGGTACTGGAAACTGTGAACAGTGGATTAGATTTTACTTTAAGTAAAGCTCACGAAGTAGTACCCATTTTAAGTGGCATTGCCCATTATGACCAAGATGCTTGGACCACATGGCGTACAGCATTTCGCGAAGTTATTAAGTTAAAACATTTTAGTATTACGCAACCCAGTATTGAAACTGAGTTCAGACTTAAAAAATGGTTAACTGTGGGCAACGGGCATTACGGTGAATGGAGTATTCTTGGAGCTCAAGATGCTATAGAGTACTACGACACAGTAAACGGCGAGTATGATAAGCTAATGTTATCCTACGAGTGGGCATGGCTCAGACAGTATTATGACACTAAATACTGAATGCAGATTAATGAGATTATTACAGAAAGCTTAAGCCGTATAGCATTTCACTATACTAATAATAAAACAGCTTTATCCATTTTAAGTTCTGGCACATTTCAACTTAGTAGTGCATTAGGCAGCGTTGAACAACAATATGCGCCCAAAGGTTATCCTTACTTTTTAAGTACCACAAGATCACGCCGCGGCGGTTATCATGATATTATAGGACAACAGGCAACCTTATTTGTATTAGATGGCAACTGGTTCAATAAGCATTATATTTCTCGCCCTATTGATTATTGGGAAAATAGAGATCCATCAAAGTCACATCATAGGTCCCATGAAGCAGAAGATCGGATATTCAGTAAAGACCCTACAATATCCATCGATGGAGTAACTGCTGTTCACATGTATTGTGCGTCGGACGCAGATCCAGAAGTTAAAGCATGGACAAGACAAGCATTAATTACAGCTAAACGTCGTGATATATCTACATATTTTTACACAGACATTGCAGCATGGCGTAATTTTGATACACGCAAACAAGGTGATATCTCGATACTCACGGGACAAGAACGTACCGGCGGATATGTTAGTATGCACAAAGGTTACTTAATGCCCTGGATTGAGTTAATACAAGCAAAAAACAAATCACAATTAAGTAAAAAAGCAGATAATTTACGTTACGGTTTACAGTATACCTATGATAAAGAAGAAGCTACTCGCGGTCTAAATACTGATTTAAGCAATGCACGTAAACCTAACAGCGGTGCCGACAGAGCCAATGCAGTTAAAATTATCAAGTTTATGCAACAAAATGGATTTACCACTGTGGGAGACTTAGTCTCTGCATTAGCGGCTAAATGGAAGAATTCAAATTCTAGTTAAAGAACTCTTTAACTGATTCAGTTATGTGTTCAACTTCAGAATCTGTTAGTTCTGGATATATAGGTAAACTCAAACACTCTTGGCAAAATGCACTGGCTTCCCTATATAATTCTGACGCATAGTTAATATAAGGATATCCCACTGGATGCTCGTATAGTGGAGCTTCGTAGTGTACTTTAGTTTCTACTCCTTTAATTGCTAAATGATGTTTTAATCCATTTCGATCATTTAGCTTAATTACATACTTGTGCCAAGCATGAATAGTGCCTTCTGTGGTCTTAGGTGTGTCAACGTAATCGTTTAGTTCGGCGTTATAATATTCTGCAATTTGTGTTCGACGAGATTGCCAAGAATTAAAATATTCAAGTTTAACTAACATTTGGGCACAATCTGCTTCGCTCATTTTACTGTTAGTGCCCGGGTTTTCGTGGCCTTTGGATTTACCATTGTCCCGTAAGTCTCTCAGAAAAGTAGCTATTTCTAAATCATCTGTTAGTATCATACCGCCACTACCGTAATTGGGTAAATTTTTTGTAGGGTCGAAACTTAATACACTGATATCACCTAATGCTCCGCTGGGTGTTCCTTTATAGCTAGCGCCAAAACTCTGTGCTGCATCTTCAATAATTTTCAAGTCTTGATTAAAGAATTCTGTGGTCATCTTAAACCTATCCCAGTCAACTGTGTTGCCAAACAAGTTAACATACATAATACCTTGAACACCGGCCCCTTTAATAGCGTAGTCTAAGCTTTCTAAATTTATTAACGCTTGATCATCCGTGTCACACAACACTGGTTCATTGCCATTTAGTAATACACTATTGATTGTAGATACAAAGCTAATAGTGGGAATGAGAATTTTTGTATTCTCTGAGAACAAAACTTGTTGAGCAAATATTAAACCTTGGCTACAACTGTTAACCGCTACAGCATATCGGCGATGGCATTTTTTTGCAATTTGATTTTCAAACTCCTTAGTGTAATGTCCGTCCAATACTTGACCTGTGCTGTATACAACGTCTACAGCATTTAGTATTTCATCTCGGAGATTGGCATATTGCCTTTTTACTCCGAAAAACGGAATTATAGTTTTGACTTCCAAAATTTACTTTCAGAAAACCAATTATGATATCGACGAAATCCTTCTTCGACATCTATCTTGGGATCAAATCCAAAATCATTGCGAGCTGCATCTATGTTTAATGCACCTCTAGAGGGAAAGTCAGCATCTTTGTCTTTACATTCGATCGACCCGCGGCCCGCAATTTTTACTGCTAAATTTGCAGCATCTAGTAGACTATGACTATGACTTTTTGTGATATTGTATGTCTTATTAATAGCATTACTACTCAATACAGCCTGTACTATACCCCTTGCAGCATCTTCGACGTAAGTGAAATCTAATGTTTCTCCAGCTCCATTGACTTTAAGGGTTTGTCCTCTCATCGCGGATAACATAAACTTAGACACCACACGATCTTCGACATCATATTCGCCGTATACGGCACTAGGTCGAATAATGACATGATCAAAACATTTTCTTCTCGAATAATCTTTAACCAACCATTCGCCCATTAATTTCATAATACCATACTGCCCTTGGGGTTTACAGTTAAAGTCCTCTGTTACCTGATCAGTGAAGTCTCCATACACCATACTGCTGCTGATATAAACAAATTTTGGGATTCGGCTAATTTTTGTTAGTTCTAGTAGTTTTACTAAAGAAGTACTCATTACTTCACTGCCCCAAATTGGATTTTGATTGACTACTTTTTGTCTAGGAAAACTTGCCAAATGAATAACAGCATCGCAGGTATGTCCAAAAGTTTTAAAAAATGTTTCTAAGCTAGAATGATCTCTGATGTCTAAATGATGAATAGAACTACGAATTCTATTTCGTCGAGCCTTAAACAAATAAGCCAGTTCGTCTTTAGGCACAAACCCATAATCGGTGGCACTGTCAATGATAAAACATTCGTGGCCCAACTGTTCTAATTGTCTTACTACATTATGTCCGATAAATCCTGCACCGCCGGTTACTATGAATCTCATTTAATACCCCATTTCAATGTAAAATATGTTAGATCTTTTTCTTCCAAATCTGCAATTATAGTTACTTTGTTTTGAAAAGTGACATGGTCCCAACCTGAATGCCATGAAGGTTTATCCGCGGCATTGGCCATGACCCACTGTCCTTGTTCACTCTTTTCCCAATTGTACAAAGGTTCAGCAACGTAGATTGCAAAATCATCTACGTCACTCATAGTAAACTCGTGTACTTTTACTTTCATACAGCCATATCTGCTTTGATAGCACCATGACTTTGATAGTTGTCTAATTGAATATCGGCCATGGTAAATTTATCGATATCATTGATGTCTGGATTTAACCACAATTGTGGGGCAGGCAATGGTTCACGTGATAATTGTTCTTTTACCTGCTCTACATGATTTAGATATATGTGTGCATCTCCCAGCACGTGAACAAACTCTCCAACATCCAAATTGCACACTTGAGCCACTAGATGTGTTAACAAACTGTAGCTCGCGATGTTGAAGGGAACACCTAAAAACATGTCACAACTTCTTTGATACATCTGGCAACTTAGTTTACCATCTGCTACATAAAATTGAGCAAAGCAGTGGCACGGTGGCAAGGCCATGTCTTGTAATTCACCTGGATTCCATGCAGATAATATATGTCTTCGTCCGTGAGGGTCTGCTTTTATTCCCTTAATTAATTCTGAAAGTTGATCTACTTCAACGTTAACAATATCGTTGTTATTATCATTTAATTTTTTTTCACTGGTGCGCCAATGTCGCCACTGTACGCCATATACACGACCTAAGTCGCCTTCAAATTGCGGCCCTCGCAGGGGAAACTTTTTATATCTATTAGTCCAATAAGGTGCTGTGGCATTGGCAGACCAGATGGTTGTTTTTTCTGTGTGTTTGCTACCATGTAGAATCTCTCGCAAACGATTTTCGTCCCCCGACCCTTCAATGAACCACAGCAATTCTGATACCACAGATTTCCATGCGAGCTTCTTAGTTGTTACGGCAGGGAATCCGTGTTGTAAGTTGTAGCGTTGTTGCATACCAAATACGCTAATAGTGCCGGTACCGGTGCGATCGGATTTGTTAGTGCCATTTTCTAGCACATATTTTAATGCATCTAAGTATTGTTGTTCCATGCATTAAGTATAATTTTATTGACGAAATATGTCAATGTTTTTATAAGTCATCCAACTGCATTTTTTATCTAAACTAGTGGCAGCACTGGTAGCTCTGAATAAACTCAAATATTTTCGTAAATCAATTTGTCGATCAGTTTTAAATTGACCTTTGAAATGGGTAATATGAACTTGATCTACTAGATCTCGTGTTTCCATTAAAATATCAGGCCCGCCGATAATCCAAACTGTTTTTGTTGGATATGCGTTTTGAATTTTACGAATGTTTTCCTGAAGGTCCCCGCGAATAGTAGTAATACCGTAACCAAAAATAGGTTTGTTTGTTGCTACATAATTTATCCTGCCAGGCAACGGCTTAGGCATCTTAGGGTCGTCCCAAGTTTTTCTTCCCATGACGACAATGTCTCCCATGGTTTGTTCTTTGAAATATTGTAAATCTTCGAGATGGTGGGGCCACGGCAATGATCCATTAAACCCCATTCCTCCCCAGTGATCTACAGCAAAAATTGCCTTGATCATAGTTTAGATAATAGCCTGTCTGTTTCTGGTTGTACTGTTTTTTCTACTAGATCGATGTCTACAAAAAAATCTACGTTGTCTATATATAAATCTAATTCATCGAGTCTGTTGGAAACATGTTGTTCTATTTCGTCAGGATCTGCACCTTCAGCCAGCAGTCTTTTAATATCCACGGTGACCATAGTGCCATCTTTAAGATATACCATAAGTTTTTCTAAAACATGTATAGGTACTTCTTTTTTCTCGACTTCTTTTAGTATATTTCTCCAAGCAGTTTTTGTATTTAAATTAAGCTTCTTTGGCTTTGACTGTTTTTTTGGATTTTGTTGTGCCATTTTTTGCTGCGGGACCGTTAAGTTTTAATGCTTCTTCTTGCAAACGAGCTGCTTCTGCTAACAATGCTTTGGCGTCCGATTGCAGCTTCTGTGCTTGAGCTAGACGTTGTGTGGCAAGGTCTTCGTCTGACAGCACATCATTAATACTTATGTTATTTGTAATCTGAGCAGGGGTACTGCGAGATTCGCGCGGGGCCCTCACTTCGCCAGGTTCTAAACCTTCGCGCACTCGGCGTTTGTTTATCATACCCGAGTTTTTGTCTAAGTCGGCTAATGCTTTGACAGCTTCTTCACCTTGTGACAACTTTGATAAAATTGAATTAAGTTCGTCTAATCTTACAGTGCTTTTAGCATTTGGTGTAACGATAACTTGATTAGTCGGCACTTTTTTAATCATGCCTTCTTTGTGTAAAGTTTCTAATGCGTTATTGCCATCCTGTAGTGTGTATCTGAATAGATAATCACTGAACTCTTTAGCTTGTTGTCCAGAATCGCTTTCCAGCGCAGTCATTACATCGTCATGAATATGGCGGGGTAATGTATCAGGATATATGACTAAACACATATGCTCTTCTCCTGGTACGGTTTTAAATAAAATAACACATCTTTTGTTGCTGTGTTTACCTACATGTTTAATCATAATAAATCCTTATTGATTGGGGGTTTCTGTAGCGGCTGGCGCTGGTGCAATAACATTCAGATCAGCTAAAAACGCATATAATGCTTGATATGCGGATCCAATTTCTGTAAATTCTTCAGGCCTAAATGCACCACGGCTGCTGGCCAATTGCATACTAGATAAGATTGTAAGAAGTTCCTTAGAAGGAACTTGAACTTGTTTAGATTCAGTGCTCATTACTACTCCGATGATATAAAGTTATTTAACCTGTTATATCATCGGAGAAAATTTTTAGATCTAAGTAGGAATATGCTTATGATTGATAAACATTAAAGGAGTCTATCATCAGCATAAAATAACTGGCTTCGCTTTTTGTTTCAAAAGCAGCACATTTACACAAAGTATTTTTATCGTCGTAAAAATCACCAAACCAAAATCTTCCAATCAGATGCTCATATATCCAATCAGTGATATGTTTTTCACTGGTACGTAAATCAAAATATACTTTTTCAAAATGCGGGGGACAATGGTCTACCCTTCGCAGTCCGAACACATTCAACGGATTAATTTCGCCGTACTTCAGCATCGTGCTCTTTACAAAGTTCACACATCATAATGAACTGATTATATGCTTCTCGCACACTTGCGTTTTTCATCAGTTTATCGGCTTCTTCTTGCAATGCAGTAAGCCCTGCTTCTGCAATGTCTCGAGAACAGGCTATACTCAAGGTGGCTAAGTCGTCACCGAACTCTTTTGCAAGTTTTTTCCAAGCCTTTAATTGACCTGGAGTTAATGGTTGGCGTTGTGGCCGCAATTCACTGGCCTTCCGAATTGCTGTACACATTGCATCTTCGGCCACACGACCAGCGGCAATCATGGCCGCATAGTTGGGATCGACATTAAAACGACGACTCTGACCACCTGGGTAGCACATAACAATATGATTACCTTTAGGGAAACTGTCTAAGAGTTCGTTGTCGTATTCATTGACAGGAACATACCTGCGGCCGACTTTTTCGTAGAAAATCTTCTTCATTCGAATTGCTTAATAACTGTAGTTAGTGCGTCAATTACACGGATGTTGAGTGCGACATCTTCGGGGTGCAACCAATGTCCCATGGGATTATCATCTGTCAAAGGATTTTTCCTCCAATCTCTAAGTTCTTTTCTAAGAAAGCCGCGATACTCTTTTAAGTTTAACAAAGTGATACGATCCGCGGCGTCACTGTCTAGGGTAATAGGTCCAACTCTTTTGCTCATAGTTTATTCACTAATATATTTTATAGAAACTCTTTGTCGTCTTCGTCTCGATATTGAGAATGACGATTTTTATTCGATTTCTTGTTGTTCAGATTTTTATTTGACTTCTTATAAAAGTCGTCGTCTGTTTCTCGATGATTTTTACTGTAAAACTCATCTTCGTCCATTGCATCTCGAAGATCAATTTTCATTCGTTTCATTTGGGGAAATTCCGTTACTATGCCTATCGGTGACTTTGTCTGTGTCCTGATAAAATCTTTTTTCTTGTATTGTTAATTTATCTTTATGTATTTTTCGAGGATTGCCGCAAAGATAACATTCTGAGTTACCACAATCCATAGCATGTTTTTTATGCAATCGGTGTGGCTCTGTAACTGGAGCACCATGCTCTTTAGCAATCCTAGTCTGTTTTTTTACAGCATTGTCATCTTCAAACCTACGTTTACTGTTCTTAAGCTTGTCTTGTTCGTGACTCATATATACCTTCGATACACTAACAATATTTAAGTCTTAGTAAGATGTTATAACCATTTTAACGCAAATAGCGTAGCATCCTTTTTATCTTCAAAAATAAAACGTACACCAAAATTTTCAAATTCGCCGCCGCAGTGATGATATGCCCAATCTACAATATCGTTAACTTTATATCGACTATCAAATGGCGGAAGATCTACCATAGCCCATCCGCAACTAGACAGACATTCTACTAGACAATCAAAATCAATTTCTTTTGATACATCATTTGCCATGGTATCCAAAATATCATTGACAATATCTTTGTCAATGGTGGTAATATTTTTATGCATGAGCATGTTTTTTTGCCTCTTCGTAATGAGCCCAAACACCAAACTCAGGCTCTGCATCTCTGTTGCCTTTGATAACCCAAACAGTGTCACAGTAGTCTTGAACACTGGCAGGATCCCAGCCGAAGAAGCAAAAGTCAGTAAACATAATCAACTTCTTAGGCTCGATGTCGTTGTCTTTGAGCCATTCCCAAACACAATGTGGATCAGTGCCACCGCCGCCACCGGGAGTATAGCTGGTAATATCTGACATGTTGTCACTGGTAAATTCTTCAGGGTTATACACTGAGGTATCCCATGTAATAACACGAATCTTATACTCGTCGTAGGACTCCATGATACCTTTAACTTCGCTCAAGAAGTCTTTAAGATCTTTTTCGCTGATAGAACCTGAAGTGTCGATAGCAACACAGACATCAATTTGGGTGCCTGGCTTCATGCCTGGCATAACTGCATCCATGTGCCAGCCACGACGGTTAGGACGCATCCAGCTAAAGTCATCTTTTACGGTGCTTTGAATTTGTTGTTGCAACAGTTCACGCCAGTTCACCACGGGTTTAGTGAGATCTTTAATAAGACGCTTAACACCACCTGGCAAGTTTCCTGTGCCCACAGCCTGAGCAGCCTGCAACAGTGCTTCACGAATTTCGTCTTTGATCTGACGCTTTTCTTCTTCGCTCAAGCGAGGACGACCTTTGCCTTTTTTATCGCCGTCTTCGCCTTCACCGTCTCCGTCGGACTGCTCGTCTCCGTCCATGTGCTCGTCCAACACTTGCTGAAGAAGGTCACTGATGTCGATTTTTTCTGCTTTTTCGTAAAGGTCGTCGTAGACTTCTTCAGCACTCCAACCTTTGTATTTTGGATCGTAGAGGCAAGGAGTAATCTTATCACCAATCTTTTGTTCGATAAGGTCACTGTTTACACAAAAATCTGCGGCGCAGTTAAACAAGCGACGGTCACGGAAGTCGCCAGTACGGCCGATATGGTCATATACGTTATGTAGGACTTCGTGTCCAAAAAGGAACTCGACTTCCTTGGGTTTGAGTTTGTTTACAAATTCAGTATTGTAATAAAAGTTACGACCATCGGTGGCCGCAGTGCCCAGCCAACTATCTGCATTAACCAATTTTAGGCGAGTAGCAAGATTGCCAAAAAAGGGCGCACGAAGAAGGAGACCAATTCGGGCAGTAACAAGTTTTTCACGCACTGTGGCGTCTAGGCGAGGGTCTGTATTCTCAGTCAATTGACCTGCAAGTTTATGTTCGCTTTTCTTTTCGCTTGATGTAGTAGCCATTTAGTACTCCTTGTTTATTCTTATATTATATTTGAAATTGGATTTATTGTCAAAAGTAATTTTTATAACCATTTAAGTGTGAAAAATTCCAACTGCTGCGAGCCTGTCAGATAGATGTAACATTCTGTATAATTATCTTCGTAGTGCCAAGCCCACCCACGTGGTCGGTCATCGATATTATTAAGTGCAAGAGATAGATAAATTTCTCGCTCACAACTCGGGCCCCAAGTTTCCCAACACCATTGCCTAAGTTTTAAAAAATCTTTACATTTTTCTAATTTAGGCCCTTGCACAAAGACCCTATGAGTAAATAGGCTACTACCTTTATGGCGACCATCTAATTTGTCGAGTCTAAATTTCATAATAATTCGGGAGGACTTACGGTGAAAGGAGTAAAACCCTGCCTCCCTTTAACTTTATTTCTGGCTAGCTGCCACGATGTACTTACCAAAACGCTTATGGAACTCGTCAAAGTTCTTCAACTTGCCAGGAACAAAGGGCAGGTTGTAAGTAGTCAACGCAACACGAGCACCCATAACAGTAAGCTCAGTGGTAAAATTATCCATCATGAACTTAAAGAAGTTGTCACTCATTGAATGCCATTCTGCGGAAGGTTTGCCGCCTTCTTTCTTGGCAACATCTTGGAGCTCGTAGCACATAGCAATAGTCAGCGAATACATGGCACTGATCTCTTTTACTTTGAGTTCAGTAACCTTGCCAGACAAAATGTCTGCAGGCTTAGGCAGTTGTCCTGCAACTTTGCGATGGGCCATAAACTTAACTGCAACACCTTCGCCAACTGCACCTGCAACCAAATCGATCAATTCAGAATCTGAAGTGTCCTCATCTTCAAGAATTTCGCTGACGAAGGTCCAGCTACGTGGAGTAGCAAACGAACGCGAGCTAGAACGAGGATCAAAGTCGTAGAGGTCTTGTTTAGCAAAACCGATGTAACCCACCACGTCTTTGTGGATTTTGTTGTTAACTGCCCAAGTCTCCCATGAGCCATGGTCGACACGCATTTCAAAATGCATGAAACGATTTGCCAACGGAGCAGGCATGCGGAAGGTAACACCCTTGTCGCTTTCACGGTTACCTGCGGCAACCATAACAACATTGTCGGGCAAAATATATTTGCCGATTCGGCGATTAAGAATCAGCTGATAGGCTGCTGCCTGAATGCTAGGAGCGGCGCTGTTCATTTCGTCCATAAACAGGACCACGTAGGGATACTGTTTAGCGAACTCTTCGTCAGGCAAATCGATGGGAGGCGCCCAATCCATTTTACCCAGCTCTTTGTTGAAGTATGGAATACCGCGTAGGTCAGTGGGTTCCATCTGTGCAAGACGCAGGTCGATGTACGCACCGCCCAAATCTCGAGCAATACCTTCGATTACCTCAGACTTGCCAATGCCTGGAGGGCCCCAAAGAAAAGCCGGACGCTTTTTCTTGAAACATTTAAGAATAGCACGACGAGCACCATCGCTGGTAACAGTGCGGCTTTCGGTTACAGTCTCTTTAGCCATTTAAAAACTCCTTTGTGATGTAAAAGTATATTATATCTGAAACTTGAATTATTGTCTGTTGTTATTATGCAACATAGACATAGGGCTGATTCCAGCGACCGATGTTCACGTCCACGTACCACCCCACATCGAAGTAGTCAGTCATGGCGTCTGAATTATCGTGGTTGCCTTTGTTCATAGCAGCCAGTACCTCTTTCAGAAAGTTTTTAGCCTTACCTGAAAAGTGCTCATGATACCAATAAGGGTTTACATCCACGCATTTATTCTTACGAAGACGCTCAATTTCATCCCCGGACATATGTTTAGCGTAGGGTTTGGTCGCATCAGTATCAATGAAATTTTCGATGAAATCAATCTTTCCTGACTTGATAGTCAGAACCAAAGACGAATGAGTCCGAATTGACAAAGAGCCTTTGACGCCATACTTTTTCAAGACAGCCTTGATAGCAGGGGCCAGGGATTGTTTACGTTCTTGAGAAACATAAGCCATTTCGTTTACTCCGTTTTGTTACTGTATGCCACTATTATAGCAAAATTGGGATTTTTGGACAACCAAAAAATGTGTTGTTTTTAAACAACTTCCAGCATGTTAGCAGGCACTTTCCACAGGCCCTGCGGACTACGAACTGTTACAAATTTAATAGCAATCTTGTCTACAGTGCCAGTGATAGTCATACCGCGTTTAGTACTAGTAAAACGAACATTATCGCCCAACTTGATAGAACGAATTTTATCTTTACGAAGTTGAGACTTGGCAAATTGTACGGCACTAAGAATGCTGGTCAGTTCGGTGTCGGTAAAATCGCCAAACATAATAGCTTGATTAACTTGCTGAATCTGGGTCAATTGGTTCAACTTGAACTCCTTGTTAACTACAATATCAATATTATAGCAAAATTGAGATTTTCGAGCAACCAAAATTTTTGTTGTATTTTTACAACAATTGTAGTACTAATTAAGTATTATTTTCTAGATTAGCTAGGTATTTTTTGAGATCGCCGTCCATAAGGCTTAACATGGCAGCTTCTTGCTCGTCGAAAACTACAATTTTATGGGCACCGATAAGGTAATACATACCTTGAAAGAATCGCTCAAGTTGAAGTAAATGTTTATTGGCCAACGGTTGATCAAATTCAAACTTATAGGATTTTAATTTGAGATCTGTGGAGAGAAATTTAAATCCTGCAAGGCTTAATCTTAGACTAGCGGGATCTTTGGGATTATTCCAAATAATGTAACTTAACTTACTGGGATGTTGCTTTGACATTTCAGCAAACATCTGAGTCAGCTGAGTTTGTGTAAATCGTTTAAGGGTAGATTTTGTTACCACTTTTCATTAATACCACAGAGAATAAATCTGTTTTGAATAAAGTGTTTAGTTTTTTGCAAAGATTAATGGCATGTCCCTTATTTGAGAACGAAGTCTTTTTATATTTAGGACCTGGATAATTGACTAGCATATTACCGCTTTTCAAATTGATTGGTTGATTATCATAAAATACTGCCCAAATGCCTTCGCTACTGAGAATTTGCTCACTCTTGTAGGTAGATTTATTTACATGTTCGATTAATACATTTGGTTTAGGTCTGCTCATAGATTTATCAACTAATAATATTTATCTCTTAATGTACGTAGATTATTTAAATCCACCCCCATCTACAGCAATACTGATTACTGAATCCCCTGATTTTGCTGCTGCAAGTTGTTTGCTTAATGTGGAACAATGATTTAGCAAATCAAACAAATCGGAATGAAGACTTCTTGCTTCGTTAGCAGTTAGCATAAGATTTCTTCCACCGGTCTGATTCATTAATTTAACTTTGTCGTTGAAATTTTTTAAATGCAGACTTAAATTAGTGTCATTCATTATTTTACCGCCTTTAGTGCATCCTGCATGTCTGTTTTAGTTTTAAACGGACCTTGAAAATCGTAGCGGTTTAATGTAATAAATTTTGGACAATAACTTTTGACCCACCCATTATTAAATTTAATAATATAATAACCAGCGCAATAATAACTTTTACTTTTGTTGGTTTTTGTATAAATGGGAAACTGGTGCTTAACGTCCCAAAGTAGATTCCATGGTTTATTACTTACGGGGTAACCGTATACTTCATGATATTCTGGTGTAAGTTTTTCTTTTTTTACAGCACTGTCAAAGATCACATTGCGAGCTTTGCTTAGTAGTTTAATTGTAGTAAAACGTTCACGTGCGTTGTTGTAAACATACACAAAACCACCGTCTTCAACAGCTTGTATAGTGGCAACTTTATTGCCTTCTGACTCTACAATCCAATATTTGTTTTTAATAATAGGTCGAGCAATTAATTCATTCATAATACTGTAAGTCCCGCGAATGCGATATAGCAAAGTTGATGTGCCATTTGATCTAGTCCCAGATGATTCCAAAACTGAGGAGTGGTAATATCTCGATTACCATAGTTCATCTTTGCCCAGTCGATATGATAATGCAAGATAAAATCTAGCACGCCGATAAAAAATGCAAACTCGATAGTTCTCCAACCGGTTACTGCCCATAAACAAGCAAAAGTCCCAATGCCGTGCTTAAGACTGTGCTTAACTCCTCGCCAGTCGAGATAAATGCCTTTGTGTTTTACTTCTTCATCATTTTGGTTTACAAAATCTATGTACCAGTGTTTGATTTGTAACAAAACAAGAATAAAAATAAAAGTTTCAATCATTTGTTATTCCTTTGTTGGAATCTATATTCTCGACGCAGCCACCATTTATACTGATTAAAATATTCTTTTAAAGATAAAGCCGGGTTTCCCCAAGAAGCACGTTCTTCTCGATTTTCATACCATAAATCTTTAAGCCAATTCCTAAATGACTTCATACAGTTTCTAATAGAGGCAAATGTTCGTAGACTGTGGCAGTTATATCTTTAAGATATTCTATAATAGTTTTTTCGTCTACTTCGGTAAAAAATATATTGCTATAGGCCCTTAAAGGGTCAATGTTGCGAACTTTGGATTCGTTGTGATGAGCTTCTTTAAATTCAGGATTCCACCAAATAAAACATTGGTCAGATCCCGGAACAAAGACTTGAATATCGTAGACATCGTAAGTCTTACAGTCAAATACCGCAGTACAAAATTCTTGTCCATTGATATCGGCAAATTCCATGAACCTTGCATTCTGTCCCCAGCAGTGCCAGCAATATTCGCTGCCCCCACTGACTCGTCCTTCTGCGGCTAAAATTACATCAATAAGTTTCATTGTGTCACTCCCTTTAATACGTCAAAAGTTAATTCGTGATCGTAAACATTCGCTACAGGTTTAAGCCAACCATGGCGAACGCATTCCTGAATAATTTCTCGATAATTGTAAGGGCACCCGGACGAGATTTCAAATCCAGCCCTTGGAGTAACTAGTAGTCCATCTGTCAGCGTGAAATTGGGATCTTTTGATCGCAAAGTACGAAACGGGCTTTGATGATTTTTAAATGCCATTTTAATTGAATTTTTCTTTAATTGACTTAATAGATCTTTCAATTGTAGCATCTATTAATGATTTGTCAAACGTAGTGTAAGCATGAGTCGTATCTGTTTTGCGAACAGCTTCGATACATTCGTTTACAACTAGCCGAGCAAACGCTAATTGCATTTCTGGATTGATGCTGGGGTAGTGACTACCGCCCGCTTGTAGTTGTAGGTTCTTTAATAGTTCTTTATTCATAATTTTGATTTTCTCCGCAATCTATTCGCCATGGGCACATGGATAAAATTCTAGTAGAACAGTCATCGTCACCGAAACAATGAGGGCGAACTTCTTCATTTCTTGCAAGTCTTATTAGCGTATGAATCTTTTTTCTTTCTTCACTATCTGCTTGTCCTGTATTGGCTAAGTCGGCTTCTTGATCTAATAATTCTTGTATATTAATCATTCTGGATAGCTGGCACTCAACACATCGCTGATTGCTGTGGCATTGTCGCTTAAACGATTAAGTTCATACTTACCGCAGAACTTTAGAAACTGAGCTCCTACCATTGGTCGATTTAATCGCACACTGCCATTGGCAATGGTTTCAGCAATCTTAATTTTAATATCGTCGGGCTGAGCAGCTAAATCTACTAGAACACGATTCCTATTATAGTCGTCGAGTACTTTATGATCTACACCGTTATGGTCAGTCCAAGATTGCAACATGAGATTGTTCCACGCAAACCCCCGGTTGGCACGATCGTTGTATGCTTCTTCTAGTTTAGTTTTACGAACACCAGGAAAGGCACTGAACACATTGTCGGTGGGGTCACCGCGCATACATTTTTCAAATAAGATCCATTCGGGATTAGGAATAACCTTAGGCTCTTTGGTTTTTTTATCAATAACCATCTTGCCTTTTTTGTCAAAGATACCTTGCAGCGTATGCAACTCATCTGCTACACCGTTATACTGATTG